TTTATCCAGAACCTCTAAGTGTCCGGAAGCTGTTGGTGCATTACCAAAAGTAACCCCATAAAAACCAGATGGATATGCATTTTCCAACTCCAGATACAGGTCGATCTGTTTGAAGTCGTATTCCTTAATAGTCACGATCTTCTCTGTCTTGAAGTAATAGGTGACAGTTCTTACTGCAAGGTCATTTCTCCACTTGCTGCTTTCTTCATCAGTATTTCTCATCCAGTACAGTATTTCATTGACCCCATTTTTCTTCCAAACCCATGTGTACTTATATACAAAATCTTCAAACCATTCTACTAAATCATCGGCCCTGTTATTATACTTGGACCAACAATCAAACTGGATCAAGTTATCAAACCATTGACCCATTACCATAATATGGCATCCAGGATGATCTGGATCAACTCGATACTCTCTCACTCTCGGCTTTATCTCTGTAGGGGGATCGAATGGGTGCTTGGATATAGTCCCCGGCTCCCTCCTTTTTACCCTATATACAATAGTGTCTCTCCACTCCGCGATCGGCCTATCTTGATAATACCTAGAATAAGATGATTCAAAATTAATAGTGTTTTTCTCTTCCAGCCCGAGAAGATCTCCTTCAATCGGGGCAGTAGAACCGAGAGTGTTTAGTCTCACCATTCCGCCATTGCCTGACTCGGTTATTACTTCTGCAATTGTATATGCCTTCTTGGTCGTAATATTAGTTATCTTATCTCCCGCGGCCAGATAACGAGCATTAGGTAGTGAGATTACTAGGCTTCCCCTGTCCGTAGGATACCACTTACTCTGGAAATCGAGTAAGCTTTGGTACATGTATGTAGTTATCTGATTTAATGAAGCATTCCTATCAGACTGCCGCATATCTTCTCTTGTAGGATTAAGAAGAAAGTACGGTTCCTCTGTATAAGATTCTAGTTTTTTACCCAGTTCAGCCATCTAAATAACCTCCAGTTTCGCTGCAGCTCTCCAAAACTCAATCCTCCCGACCTGATCCCTAAAGGGCTCAGCTACGGCAATTCTGTAGAGTTCTTTCATAACATATGGCCTGACAGGATTCCCTTCATCGTCTAACTCTATTTCTATTACCTTATCTCCCTTGTCGGGAGCAACATAGTATTGAAAATAAAATACTATATAGTTTATATTCATCCATCCTATTTCAGTCTCAGTTTCAGATGCCGCTAATCCTATTTCAGGAGATACTAGCCGTCTCCTAACTAAATGAAGTTCATCTTCATAAACCCAGCCCTCTCCGTTACATATCGGACATCTCAGCTCAGGCTCATTGTATTTACCCTTATCTAGACTATATTGTTCAGCATCCTTACCTTTTCTATTCCAACAGATACACCTTTGTCTTTTATCCATCCTCCGGAGAAGAATCCAATGCCCTCTACGTGGAGTATACTCGTTTCCCTCGAGCATTATCTTCATCTCGGCTCTAAGGTCGATCTCGGTCTTCTTCCTAGTTGTTGCGAATGGAAACGGAGGAATATGAAATGTCTTAAACCCATCTTGTGGAAACGGTGGTAATCCCATTTAACTTACCCCCTTCAGGTTATTTTCGACACACCACATGGGCTGTAGATTTTTATAGTTACAAGCTTCCATGAATTGCCTCCTATTGGTTAAATCGAAATTTACTAAAGGTTTTATATGATCAATGTGCCACACTTTTCCCCATCTTCCACGATTATTCCAAGACATCCCGGGTTCAAACTTAGACTCAATATATTTTCTAAAGTATTCTATCGTGCATCCTAGATCCCGGACAGCCGATCCTGCTTTATAATTACTTCTCAAGGCCTGATTTAGGCGCGTCCTAAGACTGTGCGCCAAAGCATAATCAGAGTTAGATTCAAATTGTTTCTTCTGCCATTTTTTAGTAGTTTCTAGATTCTTCGCTCTATTATTACGCTTCCACGTAGTTGAAACATTATTACAACGAACACTGTTCTTATTATACCATGCAGCATTTTTGATTTTATGACAAGATCTACACTCATCCCTGTGTCCATCCTTAGATTTAGAGTTCCTATTAAACTCACTAATATCTTTTCCTATATTGCAACAATTACATATCTTCATAAGTACCTCGTATTAATAGAGTTAGCTCCAATCTGAATAGATCCCGGGAGATTTTATTCTCCTAGTCAATGTTTTGTTTGCACCCAGAGTATCCCTACCTGTCTCTAGTGTCCACGTGCGAACACCTCTCATTGGCGGAGTTGCTGGAGAAGCTACCCCCTTAATCGCCATTTTTGACTTAGCTCTCCTATATTTTCCCAGGATAAGCTTAAGCCAGGCATTCGTACAATCTAGAGACTTCTGTAAGGCACCCTTCACCCCGGCCTGTATATCGGTGCTCTCTTGGATGGTAAAGTCTCCAAGTCTCTTTATCATCCCGGGTCCTGCGCTAGCCATATCAAGCAACTTGGCATACAATAGATCGTATTGTGTTTTGCAACAAACCCACATCTTAGCTGCAAATGTTGGATGATCTGTATCCCAAAGATATTGGCTATATATAGTGTTAGCTATATTATAGGCTTCCAAAGAATTAAGATATATATTACGAGAGATAGTGTCATCAGGAATCTCTCTTATAAATGAACCAATTACTGACCTTATTTTGGCGACAGTACAATAGTATGGTCTATACGCGGTAGTAAACATAAACTTATACTGGCTTCCCAATTCTACGGATAGATAATCTTTTACTGATTTAGAAACGGTTACGGTAATCTCATTATTGGTCATCCAGGTATAATCGTTACCAGCATATGTTGATGGAGTCCATGTCAATGTTGGACCATTAATATTGGTTAAAACTCCACTAGGCATATTGGTTAGAGTAGCCGGATCACCATCAATAGGTTCGATCTCAAAGGTTAACCAGGACTGGTCAACAGCAACCCCACTTGCAACTGCCCTATTAAAAGTTACCGATACTGGCCCACCATAATATACTGTTTCATAGTCACCATTAATTACCCCTAGATTAGATGAATAGTTCTCTGGTGAAGTTGATACTATAGAAAGAGAGGTTGTTGCCTTAGGCTCTAAAACCATTGCCACCGGAGAATCTGCCGAAGGGGTATCCGGCATCTCTTCCTCGTGGACCTCTCCCGGCTGATCACCTGATTCTGTACCAGTTGTAAAATACCACGAGGATGAAAGAGCTAGGCTTTCTCCCGAGGAATTCTTTACACATGTGGAAGATTGATCTGCTCCCACTATCACTACGTTATATTGCGTATTCTGGTCAAGGACTATATCGGGAGCTATCGATAAGGTAAAACTTGCTACATTAAAAGTAGAAGTTTTACCAAGTATCTGAAAATCGGATACCCTATATAGGAGGATAGTATTGTCAGTTAAACTAGCGGCATCTAGGGCTTGGTCAAAGACAACCTCTATATACTTATTTACATATACCCCAGTTTCATCTGCTGCCGGAGTTCTAATGTTAATTAAAGGTGCTGACATGTTCTCCCCTATTTAGTTTCTGGTTCCTCATTATTCCCAGAAGTTAATTTAATTTCTACCTTAGCTTGCTCGGTTTCTTCTACAGAAGAAATCCCACCGATAGAATTAAGAATATTCTCAGCTATCTTTAGAATACTCTTACGATTTTTACCTAACTTCTCAAGCTCAACAAGTTTCTCTATCTTAGCTATTTTATGGCTACTCTTTACATTCTTCTCATCTTTTAAGGCATACATCCATTCATCTACTTTATTTCTTCCCCCATTAAGTAGATTTTGAATATCACTATCCTTATCAAGAACTTCCACTTTGTCCTCTGGCCATCCGATACTTAAATGTTCAACTTTAATAGCATGATTAATTTGATCTAATTGATGGTCAGTTGCATTCTCTGGGATAACGGCCATTCTGTTCTCAGCCGAAAGATTAATTCCACCTTCACCTTCTTGAAAATAATACAATCTCTTGTCTATATTCAAACTTACTCTATCGCCTCTCTTAACTGACATTATTCCTCCTATATATTACTAGTTCAATGGATAACCTGGGGCTAGGCTTTTACACCCAGCCCGCAGGTTAAACTCTATGACTCCTCTGCACCACTCTGATCTATGGGCGGTAATCCACCCTTCCCAGAAGTCCATATGATGCGCAGATCTACCATAATGACTAAACTCCAGCCTGGTTGATAGTCGGAAGTGCACCAGTACCGGCCTGCCACCTGAGTACATCCTCGAGGTCGTAAGCTTTAGTAATGCTGATGTTCTTTGCAACTGCGATCGCCTTACCTTCGTTCAGGATACCAAGACCATATCTTTCGCGGAACTTTATGGTACGGATATCTCTGCTCGGATCATCCCATTCCTCGTTAGTGACATCTTCATCTACGACTATAATACCAAGTTCATTGGTATCAGCCATGATGATGTCAGTCTTAGCCGCAGTAGCACCAGAAGCTGCAGTATAGGACAAGAATGGGCTAACTATGATCCTTAAAGGAGAAGGGAACATGTTGGGAACATTAGCATATGTGGTCGCAGAATACGGGGCGCTAGCGACCGGACCGACGTTGATTCCGCCCTGATACCAAGATTTCGCCACGCCTGGCTGACCTTGCATAGGACCAAACATCGGACCACCGTTTGCAAACCCAAAAGCACGCAGGATCGGATCGCGAGCAAACAGCAACCATCCTAACGGGCTCATTAAGAGAGCATTCGGCACAAAACCATTTGCTACTATCTTCGAATACATGACCAGCAAGTCATCGAGCGTGATAGTCCCGTTACCGGTTCCATCAGAAGCACGACCAGAAGTTTTCTTATTGCCAACATTGTTGTCAAAAATTACAGAACCTTCATTGCGGATCATATTGAAGATCTTTGTCTCTTTATGTCTTGCTAAGGCACGACCTGCAGCCCTAATATGCATAGACATTACATCATATTGCGAATACCTGAGCATCTCATCAGTGATCCTTACCTTGACACCAGATTTCCCAATGAACGCGGTTACTGTACCGGCTACTTCGAGTTTCCTCTCCGGATACTCTCCGCCTTCTGGGATGTCCTCAGCTGTAAAAGCACCAGCAGCTGGGAAAGTGATCTGTTGTCCGGCCGAGAATCTGATGGTATGCAACAGGCTGGTACCTACCAGCAAGGGTTCGATAGCTTCTTTCACTATATTGGAAACGACTTTACCAATAAGGATAGAGGCATCGGGAGTAGAAAGAGCATCGCAAAGGTCCTTGTAACCGATTTTCTGATCTTTTTTAGTAGTATCAAATTGATCCTCGGTATTCTCGAAACCATTGTTGCGCCATATTTTGTCTGTATTCTCATATTTAGCCTGCAATTTCGAATCTGAGAAATACTGACGAGCGCCCTGTTCTTTCTTCCCGATTTTATCAAACACCTTGGCAGCCACGGCACCAACTAACTCATCCGTAACTTCCATTTTCTGTTCTGCCATTGTGATTATTCCTCCTTAGACAATACGGCTCGTTGGTAACTCTATGCTACCATGAGCTGGATTAATAGCTTCTCTGCATATGCAGAAGAAGTAGAGTAGTTATAGAGATGTTGCGGTACACCAGCGGTATCTGAACCGGACAAGCCAAGGCCGGGAACGGTCTGGACTTTATCAAGATTATCCACTGCAACTACGGACTTTCTCTGAATACAACGACCGACGATCTGGGTGACATCATGCGTTCCGTTTTTCCACAGGATGAATCCGCCATTCGCGTCAGACTGAACTAAATCACCAGCTTTGACGGTACCGGAAGCATCAACTGCAGTCTTAACAGGAACTTCGATGAGATAGTCGCAAAGAACAGCAACTTTATCCTGGATCTGGTAGTTGGTGTATTTCGTTAAACCTGCAGGGCTAGCAGAATCAAAACCTGCATTTATGTTCTGGAAATAGTCATACGGCGCAACGCCGATAGGCTTATTACCAGCCATTAAAACAGATGAAGCACCAGCTGCGGCAACATATTCGTCATGACCGTTAGCATCGAGATCAACAGTCAATCCAATATCGTCAGCAGTATAAGTTATTGTAGAGCTTGCTCCACCGTTCGCATGTACTAGATCACCACTGGCGTCAACCGCGACGATTGTGCCGGCAGTAATTACAACCCAATCATTCAGATAATGATCTTGATATTTTACCGCTAGATACTGGGCAGGTCTAAGTTCAAGTGCCGGCCTCTGACCTTCGGAAATCTCAAGGAAATCTCTGACTAGATTTGAGTTACGTTCATAACCTCTTGGAATTCTCGCTCCGCTCATTTGTTATTCCTCCTTTGGGAATTTGTAAACTACTTAGATTTAGGGAAAAGACGTGTTAGAGTTTCCTGCTTACCCTCGCGGGTTTTTTTCTTGTCTTCCATGACTTCATTGGTCAAGTCAGACTGAGAAATAGCGGGATTATCTACATCTTGCCCATTCAATCCAGTAGATAGAGCCGTTTCCTGCTCTATGAGTAAATCTCTGATTTGGTCTTTTAGAGAGTCTACGCTCCTCTGAGCGAACTCTTCAACCTTCGCATTGCGTGCATCTGGGGTCGAAATGCCCACAACATCGGGTTTTCGGAGTACTTTCTTTAGATCGTATAATCTCTCAGCTACCATTCTATGAAGCTCGGAGTTGATCTTCACATTTTCATCCAGAACTTTCCTATTTGCATCTTCTAACTCTTTCACTTTCTCAGTGGTTGCAACAGCGTCTCCGGGATCTTCGCCTACTGGGCCTTGATTACCGGCGCCATGCTTCACTCCACCAGTTTTACCTGTTCCTTTATTTTCGGCAGGTGACTCTTTCTCACCCTTCTTTTTCTTTTTGTCTTCCTCTTCTTCCTCTTCCTCTTTTTTCTTTTTAGGATCTTCTTCCTCCTCTTCTTCCTCTTCTTCTTTCTTTCCTTCTTTGGGATCCTCTTTCTTCTCTTCCTTCTTCATCTTGGCATCCTCTTCCTCTTTCTCTTCTTCCTTTTTCTCTTCCTTAGGATCCTCTTTCCCCTCTTCTTTAGGGTCTTCTTTTTTCTCTTCTTTTTTCTTTTTTGCATCTTCTAAAGCCAAATCATACTCATCTTTCATTTTCTTCATTTTGGCTTCGCATTCTTTTGCAGCATCTGCGCAATCTTTCTTTGCTGCTTTTATGGCTTTATCAAGTTCCTCTTGGACCATTTGTTTAAACAGATCTGAGTCCTTTAGCTGCTCTCTGGTTAACTCTGTGAGTTTCACGTCTTCCTCCTTGTCAATTTTCCTGGACTTGTTAGACTTATCTAGCAAATACGTAACAATATTATCACTGTCCTCTGCTTCTGAGTCAATCAGCGCATAGAGGTTACTGCCATTACTAAGGTCGGCAAGAACCTTCTCAGAATCGTTGTTAGCATATATGCTTACTTCTGCGGCATCCTTCTGTTCAGAAATGATTGCTTCTTTGACCCCAGCATATTCATCCGCGGGGATGTTCACAAAAGAGATTTCTCTATATGATAGATCTCCTGTAGTTATATATGCTAGTTTTCCATCATATTTAGAACCGGGAGTATGTTCACATGGACCATCGCCCCCACTCCAATCTGAATCGCATATAGAACAATAACAATGGTCAGTAGTCATCCTCACTGATACGGTCTCATATCTACCATCTAATATCTTCTGGATAGCATCCTGATCAGTCACCTTAATAGTTAATTTCTGATATCCATACCCTTCGCTTTCATGTAAGATAGGTTTGTATTCACTGAGATCAAACTTATTCTGGGTCTGAAAATACTTAGCGGATATTACCCTACCTACTGGATCCTTAGTGTCATCATGGTTAACCAATACCGGTTTCTTATACGGAGAAGTCCAGGTTCTGATACCTTTCTTCATAGACTCGGGAGGATAAATCCTGTTATTAATTAAGGTTCCGGCATGGGTGGCATTTACCTCACACACCAAACTGTACCCCTTCTTAATCTCCTGAGTGGAATCAGACATAATGGATTTCTTATTCTCATTCCTTATTTTGAATGTAACCGGTATATTATCAATAAGCTCGAAATGTTTGGTCATTTTGCACTCCTGTTATTATATAGCAACCTTATTGCCTTTTTTATAAGGAGGATTCTTACCCATACCGTTCTTTCCATATCGCTTAGTCAAATCCTTCTGGACTGCCTTAAAATATTTAGATCCAATACTAGTCTCCTTCTCGGGATTATACGGACCTATTCCTGCTCCGCCCTGTCCCATAGGAGCGCCATTTTTAATATCTGCCATGCTTCCTCCTGTTATAGTAAAACCTGTTCTGACAAATCGTTTAATTTATATCTTAGGGATTCAAAAACTCCAGAAATCCTAAATACTAACTCACCCCTCAACTCAGTATCTTTCATATTCTTGCAGAGTAGTTCCCCTAATTCATTGAAAATGTTACCCATTTCCTTATCCAGCATTACATGGTCAATACCCAGGCCACCAGTCTTGTTTGCTATTTCGGTTCGGGTAATATCTATCATTGGCTTAAGTTTATCTACACTAATATTTCTCCAATCATCAGAATCCTTAGCCATATCCACTATATCGAGTTTTGTCAAATACCAAAGATGATCTAATAAGCTAGACAAATCACTATAATCCTTTTTCTGGGTTGTCTTAGCCGGCTTACTTCCGTGTTGGTTAGCTGGCTTTTCTCTATTCTCTGTAGCTTTTTTACCCTTTTCAAGTTTCTTACCAACAGGCTCGCTGGTCTTTGTTGCTCCCTGAGAAGCCCCGGACTTAAGTGCAGACTTAGCAGCGGCAGTATAGGGCTCATCCCTGGCCATAATAATTGCCCTCGGTTCCTCTACTCTCTTAAAGTACATATCCTCACGTTGGTCATCCGCGATTGGATCTCTGGATATCTCTTCTCTCATTTCTGTTTCAGTAATAGAATGATGTTCATATTTAAATACTGAATGATTCTGAACCTTAAGCATAAAGTCTATATCTATTTCGCGGAATTTGATCTTAACGAAGTTATCTTCCCTCTCGTCGATCAGATAGCCACCCTCAAATAAAAGTTCTTTAAACATATATTCGTTGATAAAGTTCTCTACAACTGATTGAAAATCCTTACAGCGATCTGTCATAGACTTATCTATCGTTGAAGCAGTAGCTCTATTAGCCGTGTCTCCCCTACCAAGAGCAATCTCGGATATTCCAAGACCAGCTAAAACTCTTTTTTCAAAATACCTAAGATAGTTATCGGCATCTAGGGCCTTGCCTTCGGCACCTAAATTCTTAATCTCATGTCTCTCTGGAGTTACAATACTACCTTCTGTGGGCATCTTTTCTATCTGTTCTTTAATTATATCAACTTCACTTGTCCCGTCCTCATAAATCTCAGCAGGAGCAGTTTCTGTACCCACTATGTATTGATATAAGGGGAACAGATGCTGGGTAACAAGCATTTCAATATTCTCTTCCATCCTACGCAACGACCTAATATCATCCAGAACGGGAACTATATATGGAGTTCCGAATGCAAAACCCTCTTTCTTGTCGTAATATATATGGATAATGTTCTCGGGAATAAACTGAGGCATAATCGGATTTCCCGGAACCCTCTGCCAGTACTTAAGAACTTTACCATGAAAATCTCTCTTTATTCTTAGGGATGTGGGATCCATCGGAAAATATGCCGCTACTGGAGGAAGTGATATTCCAGCAATCCTTTTTACCGGAGCTCCACTTGATTTCTTATAATCCCTGACCTTAACCATAAAAGCATTGGCGTAAGCTACAATATTTTGAGTTATACTCCTCAGAAGCATATCAAATGTTAACCCGGAAACTTCTGCCATCTCGCGGAGCCTTCTCTTTATATATAACGTAGCTTCTTCATTCCTGGAGTTAATGTCATAACCTTCTTTTAAGCAAAGTTCAACATGTTTATTGAAAGCCTGTCTCACATAGGATTCGATATCCATTACTTTGGATATCTCCCCTAAGTTATATTCGGCAACTTGGAAAGAAGTTCTGCTCTGAGTAGGACCCAGTACGCCATACGCTACCCCAGAACTAGATACCCTGGATGCTATAACCGGCTTCTTTTTATTAAAGTTTACCTTTGTTTTATCTGACAGACTATTGCTTATAGAAAATAGATTCATTTATTCTCTCCCTGGGAATTTTTAACAAATTCTTCTAACCAAACGATGCCTGTTGGCATATCGAGATCCGTTATGTTTTTCCTACAGTCGTCTACTCTTTTAGAAATTGCTGCTTTGTCAGCGGTAGTCTTCTGGTTCGTAACCACAGATGGCGCCGATGAATCACCAGCAGCAACCCTGGCCTCGATTTCCTTCTGCTGTTCTTCCGTTATAAAACTATTGTATACATTAGGGGTAGCATCAACTGGATAAGTATAATCGTTATCCGCCAGATCAAACTGATCCATCATCTTTTGAACATCTTCCGCATTCGGAGTCCCATTTGTCGCACAAGAAGCTGATAACTCCATTATTGCTATTACTGTATCAATAAGTTTTAATGCTGTATTCACCCACTTATTTTCTTTTGCTTGAAATAGTTTAGAATCTTTATATACCTTCTGCATCTCTAAATCTTTATATATTTCCATCAGAAGGTCCTGGAAGAACTTTTGTATGTAATCTATAGCATCAGTTATATACCGCTGTATCAATTGCCTTAAGGGAGTACATTCAAATATCTTCTGCCACGTAGGATCATCGGGATTGTTTATCCATTTTTTGATTGGGTCAACCATTCTCTGTATAAGCTGGTTGATAACTCCCATTAACTGGTTCAGGATTAGCCCCCTCATGATATTATTTAGAATATCCTTGAAGGAATTTAAAATATCCTGAAAATCAAAATTAATCCCACTCTTCAGAAGCTGTAACATGGCCCGCAGACCCTTTAGTGTCTTGGTGTCTAGGCCTTTAGCAAACTTTATAAAACAACAAACTAAATCAGCTGACCAGCTTTCGTTGAATAAATTATCTAGACCATTTAAGAATTTGTTGGTATAGTCTAAATATCTATCTGTGACTCCTGCTATGTTTTGATCAGGCTTAAGCGCTACCAGATCCTTGAATGCTCCCCCCAACCTTGTTGCTTCAGACTTCCCTATCTCTGAAAAATTGTTCCACAGGTCTTTATAGCTAGTTATTTGCTCTTTATCAAATAGTGTATCCTGCTTAAATGACCAGGGCAAATATGCCGGATCCGGGAACATTCCAAGATAATTATCTGAAAAATTAATTATCTGTCTTACGTTGTAATCATTCTCGTTCCAGGAAACTATACTATTAAGATAGCTATTAAGATACCTCTGGGCATAGTTATCTTTAGGCGCAGAATTGCTAGTATAATTAGAGTATCCAGTGTATAGCCTATCTTGTATCAGCTGAGAATTGGAGTTAGCGTCATTGCTGGAATTATCAATCAGGTCTTCTACCTGTAGATTGCTTACCCCGGACTTTAATTGTTCAAGTAGGCTCTTGTATAACTCATAAGTTATATACTCTCCGCCACTAGCTTCATCGAACGTACTCACTACTGCTGAAACGTCTGGATCGGTTGTCTTGTTTACTGGGATCCTAAGTCCGGCGCATGCAGCATCTATTCTCTTATCTAACTTATCTGCTTTTGTATATAGATCATCAAGATTCTTCCTATATTGCTCTGGATCTGGATCTGAAACTGCAGCTGATGGATTTACAAAGCCCTGGGACAGAGATGCCATTCTTTCCCTATACCACTCTATCTTGGCTTTATAATTTATTTTAGTTGTGTCTGACTTATTCAATGACATTGTTCCCCTTCGTTAAGATCGGTGCGCCGCTGATAGAAAGCAGGGGGGGATAGACTCGCTACCAGCGGTTCTCCCAATTAGGAGACGGACGGAACCTGCGCACCTTAAAAAGTTGCCCTACCCTCTGGATTTGCACTTCTAGTCCGTTTCATATTAGCAACAGAGAAAATGGATTTTCGCCCCTCCGTCTTTCTTTGTCTTGCTCTCATAAAATCCAAAGTATTTCTAGCTGTTGTTTCTGAAAAAGTAGCCTTCCTGAACCACCTAGGAGTAATTGAAAGTCTTTCTTTTTTCTCTTCCTCTAACTTGGTTTTATTTAATTTAAAATCCTGATCAGTGGTTTCGCCGAACTTTCCAGCGAATGCAATAGTGGCTATTCTATTTTGGCGATTCATGTCACTAAATTCCATTGTAGCTCCCAGGATTGATAACATCCAAGCTACAATTGCGTGATCATTCTCATCGCTATAAATTGGTTGACCAAGAGCTGTGGTCCTAATAACAGTGTAATCTCTAATCTGACCCACTAGACCGTTCTTAATATCTTCGGATTCGGGGAGTATTATCTGGCCATCTTCCATCCTACGAGCTGCAAGATTTACCATAAAGGGTTTCATGTGTTTCTTGACTATTTGTTTGGTAACCGGATCTCTTATTTCCATCCTATCGCCAAAGTATATACCCTTTAACTTGTTTGCCAAACCTGATAATGGATGCTCAAGTCCATACTTACGGAGCATTTCTATCTGTGTATGGCCATACCCCTGATCTACATATATATATTCCGGATTCCATATATCGTTTAATCTAATAATATCTTCGCAAGACCTTACCTGGGTAAACTCTTCCTGGGAGATAATATGTTTTAGTACAGTCTTAAACGCCCCCCTGCCTCCCAAAAGATTCTTATTCCACTCCGTGATAATAATGCAGGTACCATTCCCTGCAGCATTCCAGTCCACCCCCATGGTGTATAGGGAATCCGCATTTCTCCTAACCCTATTCATATCATAGTCTTGCAAGCTTGCATCTATATGTTTCCTAAGGAATACACCCTCTGCTACATCCCCGAATTCAGCCTCAAACTCATGCATATATCCAGCATCTGAATACTGGGCCCTTTCTATGCGCTCTGTTTGAGAATTCCATGTTGGAGATACACTAGAAGGAAAATGGAATTCCTTATAACCTAACTCTGGTTCAGTACAAAATCTCCAGAACATTTCCCTCTTACCGGTGGGGGTAGAGGAGGCCCAGATCATGACATCCGGCCTGGATGCTTGTATAGCTAGGATAACTTCAAAATCACTTGTGCTTAAATAGTCAGCTTCATCTATCAGGATCATATGGGCGTCCTGGCCGCGGATACCGGTTGACTTACTTCCAGTTCTTGTACCAGATGTAAAACCCAAGATCTTTGAACCATTGTGAAACTCAACCCTGTAAGGGTTCTTAGTGTTCCTCTTGATAGAGGCCTTGAGCGAATCGCTCTTTCCTAAGAATTGGTCTAACTTATCAAAGATAAGACCAACCTGATTTTTATATGGAGCGATAACCAGAACAGTAACATTCTCGTGAGTATAAGCATAATGAAGCATATTAACACTGATTGCTTCAGTCTTTCCGGCACGACGTCCTATCCTGCTTACCTTTCTAAACGCGGAACATTTAAGCATTACATCCTGATACCATCTTGCGTTCCAGGATAGTTCCGTTCTTGTCCAGAGAACTGGGTTAAAGAGAAAGTTGGCAAAAGCCAAATCATCCTCTCCCATTAATTTCTTTATCTCTTCATTGGTGTCTATTGTCTCATGGATAAGGCCACATATTTGTAGTTCATGATCAGAGGCTATCTTATCTTTGTAATAGACTTTCCCACCCTTGAGGCACCACACCTTGGCATGTTCTTTAAGACACTGCTGGCAATAGGGATGTATCTCATTCTTTTTCATAATATCTGGGTGGGTAGAGAAGCAACAGACGGTCCTGCATATATTCTATTTATGATATTCGACCCGGCTCTCAAACCCAACACCTATTACCTCTTTCCTTTTTTAGCAGTCCATTTACTCTTAAACATTCCATAGCATTGTCCAACCGCTTGCTCTTGTGTCTTTCCTTCTTTCTTAACAACCGGTATACATCTTGACATATAACTTTTAGATTTCTCGCCCCTTTGTACAGATGGCATATTATTTACATCCCATTTTCTTGGCGGCTCTTTCTGCGCACCTTGTAATCCCAGAAGGATTAGGTGCATGATGAGCCAATTTCTTTGCGGACTTAGTCCTTGCACAACTATTTACCGGATAACTTCCCGATGGAGCCCCACCACTTGGACCACAAAAACTCTTTACTCCGGAATACTTACCGACATTCGATCCACCTGGCCTGTCTTGCGGACGCTTTGCTTTCCTAGTATCTTCAATAGTCGCGTATCTATTCATATTATACCTCATATCCCCAAGTAGTTATATCACCAGAACAACCGGCATAAGTATCACAATATAATGTAGTATTTATAGCTGAGCTGGGATACGGTTTCCTACAAGGATGTTGTATTGTCGCTCCTGACGGCATAACTAGCTGCACCACGGTATGGGTAGCATCATTTACCCCGTCATACAATTTAACAAAACCGGTACAACCGGCGCTGATAATCATATCAGTAATTACAAACCTCTTTCCGGTAGCAGGAGTCCAAACGACATTAGCTATCGAACTAGCCGGAAGATGGGCATATTTATGAGTAAAGTCAGCAGCATCAACCGGATTAGATACAACTCCGCTAGATGAAGGATCTGAATATTCAGGAAGCTCTACTTTAATTCTATCTGTTAAGTTATTATATCCCAATTCTTGACTTGTTGGGTCCCATCTTTTTAGGGTATCATTTAATGCGTCTGTCATCTTGTGCTCCTTTTATTTTCCAGCCTTCTTAGCTCGTCCCATTTTTTTAAATGTTCTGGCTAGGGCTTTCCTCGCAGGGGTACAAGTTTTTTTAGTCATTGGAGTACAATAACCCTCATGCTTTGGATTAACTGCTCCCCCGATCCAATTCTTCTTTGATTTCTTGGCGTCTTCTAATGTTTTAAAAGTTTCCATTTAGTCACCCTCTTCTTTAACTTCATCTAGTTTTCTGCTCTTCTCTATCTGGTTTAGGGCCTCAGTGAAATGATTATCTTTTAATACAGCTGTTCCGTCTGCAAGCACTGACTTATCCTCTATAGCAAGCATTATGGTCGCTTGAACTAACTCCTTAATATAGGCTCCCGTATAACCATCAGTTTTCTTAACCATACTACCAATGTCCAGGGCTGTAATATTAGATTTTGATAGAAATTTATCAAGCATTTTCCTTCTTAAATCCTCATCCGGAAGTTCAAATCTTACCCTAATATCAAACCTACCGGGACGATTTCGTAATGCCTTATCAAGAGTCTTGGGATAATTGGAAGAAGCAAGAGTTATAATACCCTCATTGCTTTCCACGCCGTCCATTTGGTTCAATAACTCACCGGTTATTTTATCATATGATCCGGTATCTCCAGCTCTCTTCTTTCCGATGTAATCTATGTCCTCGAATAGAACTATTGTCGGGGATAGTTCCCTGGCCATATTATATATAAAGGATATATCACTGGGATATACAATGTCATCCGCAGTAACCCAAATAAATGTGCTATCAACCTGATTACACAGGGCCTTGGCAACCAATGTTTTTCCAGTTCCCGGGGCGCCTTCCATCAGTATTCCCCTTTTTATTGCAATATTATTCTTCTTATATAATTCAATATTATTAAGCATATCGACGGTACCGCTCTTAATCCTTCTCTTTATCTCATCTTTTAGGATTATGTCGTCCATGTTTGTTCCGTCGAGCTTTATAAAGTTTCCACAAGGAGTAATCTTAGCTTTCTTGAAGAAATTATTTTTTACCGAGTCTTCTATTATCTCATTGATTATTGTGGATGCATACTTTTTATCTTTCTCATTGCAGTATATCGCAATGTAACCGGTGTTCCACCCATCTATAAAATCTATCGCAAAGATTAACTTTGTTTTAGTTGTTTTATCCTCAAGAAAAGTATACCCTTTGACCATCGCATTCTTGAAAGCATCTATAGCAACCTGAACCTCCTCACTCTGCGCGGTCTCCACATCGCCATAATAGTTGAACCATAGCTTCTGTATCTGGTTAAACTTATTAGCGATTATCTTTTCTGAAGAAACAGACAAGAGCGGCTTCTTATATTTAGGGAAAGTCTTAACGTTTATAACCTGGCTGAGGACATTCGAAGTAAGGAATTCGTTAAACAAGGCTACCCGGCTGCTTTTCTCTTCAGCCTTCTTGATTAACATGGAAAGTCTAGCGCTATCTCCGAGTTTCCTGTCTTCCATGCGCTGTACATCCCTGAGTAATCCACTATTATGTTTCTCTCCCTTGATTACTCTCCTTGTTCTCTCATAACTATCTTCTATAAACATTGTTTTATCCCCTTATAGTATTTATATAGTTTCCACTTTTCAAGAGATCCAAATAACTTTGTTACTATTATAATAACAAACTGCAATTCTTTTTTGAATGTTTTTCTATGGCATCTTCTGCACAATGTAGCACCATTACTAATAAGGTATTTTAATTTTGGAAAAAGAGATTTTGGTAATATGTGATGCGGATCAATCCTGCAGTTCCCTCTCCCGCACAATATACATTTATAACCGTCTCTTTCATATACCTTAGTACGCCACGTAATCCATGATTTACATCTTGGTTTTCTTCTCCACCACCTACCTGTGAAATAATTGCGCTTCATTACCAATCGCGCTCCTCGCTTGCAAATGAGATTCTGCAATAGCTCTCACAGCTCTCTGCCTTGATGTAAAAGAAGCCTGAGTTTCGGGAAACATCACATTCATATCTACATATCTAGTACGCTCCATGGCCCTAGCCGTATTCTGCCATAATGCCGCGCCACCAAAATATGCTACTCCAACTCCCCACATGGCCGGATTAGTGAGATACCGAAATGCGAAGAACGCCGGATCGGTCCAGGTCATGCTTGCTAACCCAAATCCTACTGCACGGGAAGCAAACAACTGGGTAGCGCCGAGAGCATTTTTGCCTAGAAACTTCTTTCCAAACAACATTGGCCTGTAAGCTTGTTCGTAGGCCACCTTAAACGCAGAAGTACTGCCAATCGCTGCCGCCTTAGGAGCTTCCCGTATTCCCCAGCTCTTGCCAAGAGCACTTATCTTTATCCCACCTTTTTTAATCATCCCCGCCCAGGGAACATAGTACTCTCCGGTATTACTAAATTCGGCAAGCATAGATAGAGCTGACCACTGATAAAGCGATCCCACTACGCTACCCAATCCACCGCCGGAATATTGATCTTGTTCTCTGTCAAGGAAGTCGCTTCTCATGATATCTCCGTTTAAAGCTTAAATTTCATGGATTTTATCCCACGATAACCGCCATAAAGAGCAGCACCCTGGACACCACCAGCTACGGTACCACCGACAGCACCACCAATAGGATTATCATCGCCAGACATCATCCCCCTGGCAGCTCCAAATAAACCCATTCCGACTACCCAGTTCCTCATCTTCTGATTTTTAGTAGAGGACATAGTGTTCCAGGCATACTTAAGATTATCCCTCATATTCCTGGATTGTGTAAATCTATTTAACCCTCTTGAAAACTTTGGATTGAAGCCTCGAAGAGCTACCCTTGATGCAGCACCCACAAAAGCACCCTTCATCGCTCCGCCTACAATACTCTCTCTGTCACTCACTGCGCCCCACGCAGCCCCAATACCGGCACCGATTAACCCGCCGGCCATGGCCCTACTAGCCATACTCACAGTTCTTCTGGTTTCCATAGCTGACTTACCGGCTAACCCCGTAGATTTAAGGATTCCCCTAACTTCACTGTATCCACCCGTAGCCCTGGCAGCTCTCCATGCGGGACCAACGTTTCCCTTTACAGCATCCCATATTTTATTAAGATTACCAGGCATTATCTCCCCCCGAATATTCTCCACATACGTGAAGCTTTTTTAGTCTTACTGGCAACATTATGCATTATCTTGCCTTCATGAAGAACCTTATTAACTAATCCCTGGGTTGGTTTTACCTCTATATGTTTCTGGACTACATTGCTTAATGCGGAGGCCTTAACTTCCTCAGCTATTAGGCGATTATCTCTAAGATATTGCTGTTGTTTTACTGGATTGTTAGTACCCTGATACCACTTACCCCAGTAAACTGCTCTTGCTTCTGCAGTTGAAGGTATCTTTCCCGGGACAGATAAATATTTAACTCTTGCTATTGCAGCGGCAAAGTGATCATGCTGCATCATAAAATCTGCCAACTGCTGTCTAGTCATGGCTGTAAGTTCTTTGGCTGTCAGACCAGACGTTGTAGTCAACAGGTTCATTGCTCTTGGTTTTGTTGACGCCCACCTTACCAGGTTTTTGGCCGTTATTGGTTCAACCATGAAGATGCTTCTTGCCCGGCCCTTCTCTACCAGCACCTTACCCTGTTTAATAACCTGTCTTTTATGGGTTAACCTCTGAGACTCATGAACTGCAGTTTCAAAGAGCATATCTGATGCATTCTTCTTGGCTATATCCTTGGTATCATAGATACCGGATACATAATCCGTTAAACTTCGTAACTGTTGTACCTTTTCCGATACAGGTGTAGTTCGGTTTGTAACAACTCTGTTATCAGCAAATGCTCTTGGTGCGCTGCCGGCCAATAGAGTAGCGGCTATAAATACTGATATAGCGCCTTTCTTTCCAAGCCTCTTAAATCTGCTAAGAGAACCTGACTTTCTCATCATTGCTGATAAACCACCTTTAATTGAACCTCTTGCCATCCCCACTGCTGCTGCCCCGCCCATAAGAATTCCCGCAAGAACTACATCGTCCAACACCATTGCGGTGGCTAGAAGTCTTTTTTCGTTGGGTCCTTGCTGATTATTCTGTTCGGGGTTCATTAGGTACCTCACTGAAGACTGCGGGGGTTACATCAATCAAACCTGCCTCCGCCGCTTTACGTGTGAGTTCCCTGGCCTTCTCAAGCAACTTCGAGGCATAAGTACTGGGATCTGCCATGATTCTATTCACGTCTTTTGCCTTGGCTTCTCTGGTAGCAATCAGAGCATTCATAATCTTTAATTTTTGTCTTTGGGCCTTCTCTAAAAAATTAACGATCTGATTCATCTCGTCTCTATAGACAGGCTTCAGACCGTCGGGGGTATTTTGAAATCCAGCAACATTCTGTTGTATTATTCCAGGTTTATTAGCCAACTCCTCCGTTGCTCTCTTCTCGAGAATTTCCCAAAAAACTAGGTCCCCCACCAATGCTCCATCTACCTTGCTATCAGGATCTACGCCAAGTTCCCTGACATAATCACCATGCCACATTTCCAATAGGGTACCCTCTACCGGGCACTCTTTTCCGATAGGATATGTATTATTTGAGCCGAGAGGGCACTTTTTGGAGTAAGGGCAAACCTCGCCCATACACATCATTGGAGCAGTAGCAGCAAAACCGTGCTTTAAAGTATTTAGATATAAGATCAGCTTCTTAACTTCTTTTGGAGTAAGCGTTATCTCATATCCATCGCTTAATCTCTTTGAGAACCTAGCCAGCAATGAATCCGGTTGTAATCCCTCACAGGTATTCCTTAGGGTTATTTGCTTATCTTCGGTCTTTTCTTCCATAATAGTCCTAACTCTCGCTTTCGTATTCCTTAGGTAATCCTGCTTTATAGCTGGTAGTAGACTGTTTTCTGTTGGGGGCCCTAACCTTAATACCTTTTAGGCCGGCAATAAGCTGGGCTTTTGTGAGACTCATCTTGGATGGTGCGTATGTACCTGAATATGGGCTACCTGCTCTTGCCATTTATCCTCCTGGACTTTTAGTTACCGTATCACCTGTCTGTTTCATGTGTTCCTGAAGCATGTGTTGGAGAACCTGGGTCTGAGTTGATATGTTTTTACTCTCCAGGCCCACACCAAGAAGCCTCAGTATTACCATTGCTATAATGACAGTTATACCTACGATGGCCACGAACCATTTAGTGTGCTCAATATCCTTGGCAATACTGCTATTATTAAGCTTCTCGGCAAGGGATATTGGAACTTTAGAATTTACTGCTTCCAAAAGATCCTTTTGCATACCCTCTATCCTGCTTAGACTGGCGACAGTTTCTTTATGGGTGTTATCATAATTATTGGTAACCCCACTTATAATAGCCTCGCTGACCCCATTGGTCATCTTATCTATTATCTTATCCTGTTTCTGTGTAATTCCCTCCAAAGCGTCAGTAACCCGCTCAAGCGCTACAGCGGATTTAGCGTGGGCCTCGGCGAACGCACTTAGCTCTTCCCTGGAAATTTCCGACATAAGTTATCCTCCACGAAGTAAGCCATCTCTGGGGGAACACAGATACCTAGAATATGTGAATTATCATCTATGGAGGTTACTGAGTGTCTGACTCCCCGGGGGATAGAGGCGCATTCTCCTCTAAGCATTACCCTGGGAACTCCTTCTATCTTCAATAAGACCTTCCCTTTTGTGATTATAAGATATTCAACGCTATCCTGATGTGAATGATCTGGCCAGAAGTCCCCGGAGTGTGTCCATATACCCTCAGTCACGGTAACATCTTCAGTCTGAAAGATAGAGTGTGCCTCAATAGTAGTATATAGCTCAAAACCCGTGGGCTTAGTAGCTATATTATTAATAGGTGTACTATCAAAAAGTAATTTCAGAGAGTCTAGCCTTGTAGTTATATTATCTAGAGCCTTATTGTTCTTATTAAGGTTTTCTAATACAGTACCACTTAGCATAGGTAAGTCTCCTTAATATGACAAAGTACTGTTCAAACCTTACTTAGAGGGTTCTACAGCTATTGCAGTTGTGGTAACGTTGGCTGCCTGTGGGCCTTTTTCGCCTTGAACTACCTCAAACTGTACTTCATCGTTAGTTTTTAATGTTTTATATCCATCCATGGTTATCGCGGAAAAGTGCACAAAAATATCTTTGTCGTCCGATGCTTTCTGAATAAAACCATATCCCTTTTTGTTATTGAACCATCTTACCTTGCCTTTTTCTAAAGCCATTTTATATTTCTCCTCTGTATATCAACTCTCTAGTACTATTACTAGAAGTAGTTTCGGGCGCGAAGCGCCCTGTTTTTGAATTTTTTCGATGGATATACCCATACCTTAGGGCTATCCGCTGGATTCTAGTGAAGGGATCTGCCAGTAGAGCTTAAGTACAGGCTAGTTTTCCTTCCTTTTCTTCCTTCACCTATATAAGGAGTGGTAATTCGTTGGTTTAGAACAGTTTGTGGCATTTATTTAGCAAAAAAACGTTGGGACCTGATATTTTGGCAAAAATTACCAGCATTCTAGTGCTTTTGTAGGCAAAGTATAACTTTTCCCGCGGCCGGGATCAAAGTGAAACACAAAATCCTTATAGGCCGGAAAATATTAGGAAAATTTACGTAGGTCCTGAGGAACTATAGGGTAAGTAATTAGTATCAATTCGTGCCCGACTAGTTAATATAACAAAATCAACAAAAGAAAGGAGGTGAGAAAAATGAAAACAATAATAGATATAACTAAAGTATTAACACTCTTAGTTATAGGATTGTTATTAGGTATTCTGTATATGAAGCATGAAGACAGAATAAAGAATACAATCAAGGTAGCTAAAGAAGAGTGGAAGAAAGAAATAAAGTAAGTAGAGAGTAGTAAAGAGAAGAAGGATACAGTATAGTATAAGTATAACAATATAGTAATAGAGAGGAGGTGATTAAGATGAGATTATCTACTATAGTACGTAGGGTAGAAGATGTAGTAACAGCTGCTACTAAGACGGTTATAGAGGATAGCAAGATAGCAATCAAAGCTATCAAGGATAAGCATAGCTGTAAGGCAATAGTAGTAAAGGAGAATAAGTAACAAAGGAGAAACACAAATCTACTGAAGGAGGGAGGTGAAACTACATGGATATGTATTCTGATTATGGCCCGGGTCAAAAGGACCTGGAGGCCAAATTGGAAGAAGGCCGAAGGCCAACTTCAAAAAAGCGTAAAGTTCAAAATCAATGCTCTTCAAGGCCCGGCCTTGTAAGAGAGGACTGCCCTGAGTATGTACCGGCTGATCTTCGTAAGAAGTATATGTCAGGCGGGGAATTCAAGGCTAGTCCGTTTAGTAAACTAAAGGTATAAGAAAGGAGAAACATGAGATACCTAAGGTTCATGTGGTGGAAGTATATTAAAAGACAACCAGTGGTAGCGGCTGCTATCCTGGTATTTAATGGGCGCGTCATAAAATGAAAGGAGGCAAATCATGGATAGAGACACAGGAGTACAGGTAGGAGAGGCTATTGTGGTAGGGATAGTCATATTTCTTGTGTCCGCTATAGTTGAGTCAATGGTAACTATGTGGATGTTCAAGAAATTTGGCGGATGCCCTATGGATCCATCAAAGAAGAAGCAATAACTACAAAGGAGGCAGCATGCCAAGGCTGTTTGTGTATACAAGAGTACGTAAGGTAAAGCATGGCTATCTTGTGATTCAGATAGAGCCGCATCCCAAGGGTATGGCTGTAAGCGCTTACCCTGTTAAAACTGAGAAGTTTGCTAGGGAGCTTGCGGATTCTATACATCGCAAGAGAGCAGAATTGCTTTACATAGCCAGAAGGGTAGGTATAGTATGAGTAAGAGAACAAGGGAAGAACAGGCACACTTAGAGGCAGATATATATATTATCTGCGTCTTTGTTGTGCTGTTTGGATTATTGATCTGGTTAATAGGGTTCTATAAACCACACTACTTTTAAGGAGGTATAAGCATGGATGGATATTATGGTCTAAACAAAACAGTATCAGTTGGTTATGACAATAGGATGCGTAAGAATCCTGTTGTTGTGGCCGATGTAAAGAGATACGTGGTTCTATCGCGTAGATGGAATCAGTTGGTAGATAACTGTGTTATAGCATTAGCTAAAGGACAGAAGGCTGTTCATAGTCGGCTGTTATCTCAAGCTAATAAAATCGAACCTGAGATGAATCATATATTTAGGAAATATGATTTATCTAGATAAAGGAGGTGAGTAAGATGGCTAAGGCCATTAAGGTACATAAACAGTGGTTATTGGATCAGATAGCATGGAATGAGAAGGTTACCCAATGGCTCTTGGTAGTAATGCCAAGAGATCCTAAGGGTGACCTTATCCCATCTATGGATTCTCCAGATTATCTTAAGTATATGGAGGGTATGAAGTTAACTGAACAGGCCAAGCAGTTATTATTAAATGCGCAGGCCAATAAGGAACGGAGAGTTCAAGATGATACATGGCTATTTGAGGATCAGGAGAGGCGTGCCTAATCTGGGCCAAATACAGATGAAGCTGTGATATCCCACATGCCCATGGCATTATCATAGCTGTCTCGGTGAAGTGCTAGTGTGGGACTAGCATGTAATCCGAGAAGAGCTTTTCTGATTTAGCTTATAATCAAATCAGACGAAAGGAGGTGTTAACTTGAAGCATAGGCAAATGGTTGAGTAGATACTCAATCCTGTGGTATCTATTAACCTTAACAACATGGAGGATGATGTGTATCAGCATATCATGAAAACAGGAGTAGCCTTTCTGCTTGGAGGCGGCCGTGGCCAAAGCAGAGCAACCCTGGAATGCTCACTAAAGGGCTGTGTACTAGAAACCGTGAGCTGTACGATTTCTGCGAAAGGAGTATCCAATGAGCAGGAATAAGGATCTACAGGATCTAAATATACGGATGGCTATATCCGGAAGCGAGGATCCTGAGTGTCTCGGTATTCAGATAGAAGATGATTATCTGAAGCGCGAGAAAGAGGAAAACAAACGTGAGGCTGGGTATCCTGTTGTGACAGAGGTACTTGGACGCACGGATGTTGAGGCTTCCTTCTGGAAGAGTGACAAGGATATGGAAGCATGTCACACTGAAAGATGGAAGAAGGCAGAGGAGCTCGAAGAAGCTCATCTGGAGAAGGAATTCGATGAAGATAGGATGGAAATTGTTCCATCCAAGCGCATCGTAAAAATCTGAAAGGATGTGTATTATGAGTAAACCAAAGGTAGAGAATAAAGAAGTGGTCCGTAAAGAGATGGCTCTTTTGGACAAGAAAATAGGTGGCAACATATTCGAGACTCGGGTATGTATAGAGCCTATCTATTCCAAGAAGAACAACAAGACTTATCTCAAGATCACACTAGGTGTGGATCAGGATAAGGTTATCTTTGTTTCGGCCCGCAAGGACGGAAACGGCGTAAGCTGTATGACGGACTGGGAGGACTTCAAATATCAGGGCAATAGGCCTGTATTTGAGACAAAGATATAAGCTGTAAGCTATGATGTAGCAACAGGATAGACCGGGGTATGCGTACATAGCCCGGAATGGACCCTGGGCGTATCATGGCCTGGGTTCCCCAATCCCTGGGGTTATTATTACGCCTACGGCGTCATGTTGTTTATTCGTTATTTAGAGTGTATATGAATATATAATATGTTATATATTAGATATTGTGTAACATATCAGTATAGATATATAGTATATATGTAGAGAGTGAATTGTTAATCTCTTTCAATGTGGCGCAGTAAAAACGAAACAGTATAGTATAGACTTATGGTGTTTTCTGCGTTTGTAGGGGCCTTGGGGCTTAGTACAGGGCATCCTGTATTACCCCGGGGGTAAAAGAAAGACTTCAAAGCAGGTTCCAGTCTATATACTAGTATAATCAACCGATATTTCTATAGTGGGGACATACGCGTAGTGCCTAAAATAGGGTGTGTATAACCTGTGTATAAGTACTAAAATAGCTGCTATTTCGTTATCATAAGTGATTGATATCATTGAGGATATAGCGATAAGTGCTTAGATCTAAAGATCTTCTAAGGATATCTAACTCTATGTATATCAGTAAGATAGAATAATAAGGCTACTGTATAGTTTGCTATCGCAGATAATGTATAGTATAAAGAAGATATGGTATATCTTAGAACTAATAAGGAGAACAATATGAAGATGAATGAGATAATAACTATTACTTTAGATACTCCAATATATGATTATATTACAATGGATTCTATTCTTCAGGCCGTTAAGAAAGAACTAAGAGGAAATATCTTAGATATCAAAATTCTTAAGATAGAAGGATTATATTCTGGAATTAGTATTCAGGAGGAAAGATGATTCATATAGGCATAGTAGGATGTAGGATACGTGATACTCAGACTGACTGTGATCTTATAGAAAAGGCCTTACTTAATACTATTGGTAATAAGAGTAAGGATAGGTATTGTATTGTTTCTGGCGGTTGTCCAAAAGGAGGCGATAGGTTCGCTGAGGTATTAGCTGCTAAGCACAATATAACTATAAAGATATATCCGGCTGATTGGAATAAATATGGGAAGAGTGCTGGATATAAGAGAAATACATACATTGCTCAAGATAGTGATATTCTAATTGCTTGTATTTCCCCGGATAGAAAAGGGGGCACAGAAGATACAATAAAGAAATATAAAGAATTTCATCTAGAAGGCTCATTAATACTAGTATAAGGAGGAAATATGGACCAAATAGAAAAGATTAAGAAAATGGATATATCAAGCTTACTCAGGTTCAGAGATAATCTGACTATGATTACTCAACAAGAATATAAATATTATATTGTAGGAGAAACCTGGGAATATCTTAATTTACTCAGGGATGCTGTAATCAGAGAGCTTAAGTCTAGATAAGGAGGCTTGTTATGGCGCGGACCATAAAGGTAACACCATTAGGGTTATCTGATGGCTTTGATAGATTTATAATGAAACAGTATAGGCTATTCAAAGCCAAGAAGATAACTGGAATTAAGGTGCCCTTTGAGGGCGATGAGATCATACCAGTTAGGATAAGAAAGAAGGCATTATGCTCAAATATCAGATAAGTCCTAAGACTATAGGGATTATATTGATAGTTGATGCAGTATTGTCTTTATTTCTCCCGCGGGACAAACAGATACTATGGCAATTAGGAAGAATAATAAGATTAATTATAGGATTATATTTAATCCTAATATAAGGAATTAATGGATATTGCTTTAGTAGGATTATGTGGTATTGGATTATTTTATTTAAGTGTAGTAGTCTTTATATTTTGGCCGGGGCATAAATAAAGGAGATCTAATGCTTGATCCAATTGATGGCATTCAAGAAATATGTATTAAGATGGTTAAGGATAAAGGTTATCCATACCATATGAAATCACCATTCTGTGATGACTATAAGAAAACACATGAAAATTGTTTTGCTTGTGAGTCATGGGAAGGGTGTGATATGGTAGTATGCTTAATGATGGTATTCTCAAGATGTGCTGCATTTCCAGGTAGATGGGATGAAGCAGATAATCTTAGGGATATAGATTTAATCTTAGAAGGTAAAAAAGATGAGGTAGATTATTGTTAATAAAGGAGGCATAATGTTAAAGCAATTAAAGGAAATGGTATCAAGGGCATTATTGGAAGATAATCCAAAAACTGTTAAATCTATTCTTCTTGATATATTCGAGAAGTTGATTATATCAGGTGATAGTCTTATATTTGTATGTGGATTTTGCATACCCGTAAGGGTATATGAGAATATGAGACAATATTATCCTGAGCAAAAGATACCCGCAATTAAATATTTAAGGACTGAGATCAAGGATATAGGCCTTAAAGAAGCAAAGGATATTGCTGATCATTATTGGGCACATAGAGATGGAGGGGGGTGAGTATAATGAGATTATCGAATCTAATAGCTAAAGCAGAAAATATGTCTTTGCGCGTAGGTAAAGCATTTAAAGCAGGCGGTAAGGCTATGGTAGCTGATTTTAAAACGCCTGAAAAGAAGACTGAGCCTATAGTTAATACTGAGTCTGAGCATAAACAAGACTAAGAGGTGATCTATGGCTAAGATGAAAGATCTTGATCTTTCGATAGATGAGATATGTATGGTATGTCAATCCGAATATTCATGTCATGGATGTACCATAGTAATTAAGGATGGAGATAAAGATATCTCTATTGATGGTGAAACAAGGCAAATAAAGGAGGATAAAAATATAATACCAAAGAAAGCGTAGTAATACGCACATTGGTTTTATGTATGGTGACATACATATATGTGTACCTAATCATACAATATTTTGTATGATAACAGTCCGTAAGGACAAGAAAGGAGCCAAAAATGGCTAAGAAAGAAGTAAAAAAGAATACAGGAGCCGCTGCGCAGGAACCTGTAGAAACCGCAGTCCAAGATATTAAGACTACTGTGGTTGAGAAAACGCGCAGGGATCTGGGTTTTGTGGATTACACAAAATCAAGAGACACGATATTCGAAGGTCGCTTCGTAATACGTGGGCTTTTGATTGGCCCGGAGAAAAAGCGTCACTGGGTTATCCAGGCAATTGATGCCGAGGGTAAACCAGGGAGATGGATCTGTTATCTCGGAGATCGCAAGGACGGTAAGGGTGTCTATTGCCGGTCAGAGATAAAGAGCATCTGCTCTGAATTCAAAAAGGCCGCGGAGAAAGAAGTAATACAGGCCTAAGATCTATAGACGTATAGCCCCATTACAGAGGGGGCATGGCGAATAAGACTGTGCATAGGATAATAATGCCATCGTCTATCCAGGGGATTTGTAGCTTATGGCTAATTTCTATGAGGGGCCGTGCCGTAAGGCAAGCGGACCGAACTTACTGATATCATAGTAATCAGTCAAATCCCTGTCTTTATAAGGAGATAAAATGGATATAATCACTGATCGCTCTATATTAGAGCAAGTAAGTAGAGTTACTACAATTGAGGAATGTAAAGAGTTACAGATATTCGAGAAGTTAGAAATAGCTCTTAAGAATAGCAAGACTCCGGGTGCTGGTTTAGCGGCGATCCAAATAGGAATACCCATAAGGGCTAGTCTTATGATTACAGATAAACATGTATATCATATGATTAATCCTGAATTAGTGGAAAAGAATATTCCAACAATATGGCCTAATGAGGGTTGTTTATCTGAGCCTGGAGTAGTACGAAATACGGATAGATTTCAAAGCGTTATTGTAAAATGGCTTGATTATGAAGATAAGATTGAGCATAAAGCATCCACTGATGGATTTAATGCTGTTGTTTTGCAACATGAATGTGATCATATGGATGGCGTACTCAATTATAAGCGTGAGCATAAGTATTTACCTAAGGTAGGTCGTAATTATCCGTGTCCTTGTGGCTCAGGCAAAAAGTATAAACATTGCTGTTTAAAATAGGAGATATTATGTCTAAGGATAATTATACTGATATTATTAAACCTATTGTTTCAAGTATGCGAAAGATATTGGGAGAAAATGATAAAATAGAAAAGATCATTTATGATATAGATATTAGTCTATCTGGTATTAAGAAAGCTTATTTAAATTTACTTAAGCAAGAACAAGCAGAGTATCTGCCCAATATTAAATTATTGACAGATGAATTAGGATTAATCTTTGATTCAATCAATGATGTTATCTGTTCTGATTGTGCGCTGCATAAAAATAAATTGGTAGATGGTAGAAATACTGGATGCTGTATTGAGTGTTATAGTTCAATCGGACATTTTAATCATAACTATGATGACGATTCAATTCCTTATAGAAAAGCGATAGGTGAATTAAAAGATAAATTTGGATGGGATCATGTTCATGGATTTCTTGGTAAAGACAAATGTATGTTACCAAGAGAATATCGTAGTGTAACTTGTTTAAGTCATATGTGTAATGAGTTGGCCAGTAAACTTACTGATGTACAAAGAACAAGAGTACGTGATATAATCGATGAAATAAAAAGATTAAAGCGTTCTGTTAAGGCTACATTAATTTAATGGAAGAATTATATATATGTCAAGCATTAAAACGGGATAATATAGACCTAAGTATATGTCTTGGGTGTCATCATAATGAAGCTCACATTAAAGATGAAGAATGTATCTTCAGCTTATGTGATAAACAGAATTTTCCTTGTGGTTGTATCCCAATACAGAAGGAGTGGGATTAAAAATGGATAAGATCAAAGAATCCTTAGAAAAATCAAGATATTTAGCTTTGCGTGCATGGAAAAGAAAAGATATTAAGACTATAGCTTTGAGATCTATAGATACTTTATGCACACATATAGAAGATGGTATGGATAAAGACAAAGCTCTTGATTTAATATATAAGTTTGCACATTGTTCTCACGAATCCACATGTTATGATGTACATGATGACTGGAGAAAAGATCTTAAAGAATTCTATAAACAAGAACTAATTGAAGAAGGAGTTATAATGAAACCCAAAACATATTTTTGGATGTTCAGGCTTATAGCAGCATTTGGTGCCGGCTGGAGTATAGGACACAAACATTGGTTTGATATGTGGTGTTATTTTATAATCACCGTATTAATCATTATTCTTGAGTTAATAAGGACAAGAGAGATATTATGATACCTGATATATCTGGATTAGATCATGGACTTTATAAGCCCGGGGTAGAATATATCAAAGTAGGAAATAAATTCTTACTTGATCAGAATCTAGATAGTAATTCATTTTATGCTAAGGCCGCTAAGAGCGGACATAAAATACAATGGGAATTAAATAAGCCTCCAGTAGCTGGAGAGAAACTAGATTATACAGGTAAAATCATAGTCGATGGTAAAGAGATGTATAAGTATCAAGCAACAGAATTATTATCAAAATAAGGAGAATACAGAATGGATAAAGCCAAGAAAGAAATAAAGGCTGTTGTGGAAAAGAAGAAGTTCTGTCAGAACTGCGGTCAATACAGCAAGAATACTAAGAAATGTGCAGATATTAAGTTTGTCCCACGTAAGGGTACTTGTATGAGTTGGATACCAAAATCAAGAGGTTAAATATGTTTTGGTTATATCTTAGATATATGTATTTCAGAATGAGAAGAGCTCATTACGAATACAAATTAATGGTTTTAGAAAAACAGATGAAGAAAAATAAGGCTATTCTAGCTATTCTTGAGGATCCTAAGAATCAAGCTATGTTAGAAGAGGTCGTAACTTTATTAGCAAAACAATATTATCCTTGGTTGAGGTAATAAGATGACATTAACCAAAGAGTTTATGATTAATGAAATTAAAAAGCATAATGATAAATATGGTGTTCCATATCAGAGATGCAAGATTCTTGGCGGTGAGATTGCTCTAGAGCAAGCTCCAGAAAAAAATATTTATGGTATGTATGTAGCGGTATGCCTAACTGGTAGACATGCTCAAAAGAAATCCACTATAGTGAGGGTATAATGATAGTTATACATCCAATAATAGAAGCTATAAGAGATACATTTTTAATGTTTATATCTTTTTGTATAGGATATGTTATTGGCCGCGAGCATAAAGATAAAGGTAAGCCAAATGCCGGGTGATAAAGTAGATATGTCCATACACATGCATTGTGAAATATGTGACATTAATCCGTCCTCTGAGATTAAAGGTGGTATTAACTTTATTACTAAAGAACGAGGATTGTGGTTCTGCTGTAAAGAATGTTGCCAACGAATCGAAGATGAGCGAACTAAAGATAGAAGATCATTTAAGTTAGGTGAAACTCAATGAAATTTATTGTATTAAGCCGTGATAATATAAAGAACTGGAAGACTGATGAGAAACATATAGTTATTTCAGTTTATGGGCCGACCGATAAAGAAGGACCAGCTATATTACAAGATCAAGAATCTCGTATAGATAAGCTTGTATTAGCATTTCATGATATAGATGAGAGGACCAAGGATGCAGTAGAGAAATATCCTAATTCATCATTATCTAAAAAACTTGTCTTTATGAGTGATCAAGACGCTAAAGATATTGTATCTTTTGTCCGACGCTATATAGACAAAGTAGATTTAATAGTATGTCAATGTGATGCAGGTATAAGCAGAAGCAGTGCAATAGCAGCTGCATTATCTAAATGCATTAATGGAATAGATGAATCTTATTTTATAGATTATCTTCCTAATATGTTTATATATACTAAGATCATGAAGGAATGGTATGAATGACAAAACTATCCGAAGCAGATGAATTTAAACTAAGAGTTTATCTTTGGTTATCTCATGGTCATGCCGAATGTTTATACGGAGATGATGGAGAAATGCAATGTCAGACATGTATGAAATTTGGAGTATGGGATTATAAAAGAGATAACATAAGTAAACTTATCAATGCTGCTATAAGATCAAGAGAAGAACTAAATTTTGAGTTATTATTTAATGCAGCTAAAGAGGATAAATCATGAAAGATTTCTTAATATTATTATTAGTAGCAATAGGTGTTGTGCTTAAGCTAATACTTACTGGTATGTGCTTAGCAATAGGATTTAAACTTGGTTATCTTATAATAGATAAATGTTCACAAAAAAAGAATGGATAATACTCATCAGTTATTAAAAGTATTAGTTGGTAGTCGTGCACATGGATTAAGTAATGAGAATTCTGATTATGATTACCGATCTGTGCATATTCTACAAACAAGTGATCTTTTAAGCTTAGATTATAAAAGTGAAGATGTTAAAGGAAGTGATTGTAATGTATCTTATGAAATAGGGCATTTCTTACATCTTGCTCTAGAATGTAATCCAACAATTCTAGAAGTATTTAAAGCTCCTATAATTAGTGAAGATAACTATGTAGCTACTATTGGTGCCACTGGTTATAAACTAAGATCATTATTTCCTTATGTCTGGCAGCCAGAAAGAGCATATCTAGCATTTGTGGGATATGGGCTTGATCAAAGAAGGAGGTTTCTGGATAAATCTGATGGCAGACAAGATAAATATGCTTGTGCATATATTCGTACTTTATATAATCTCATTCAACTATTAGAAACTGGAGACTTTAGTGTTGAGATTAAGGAACCAGAAATAAGGAAAACACTTATATCTTATAAGTCTGGTAATTATAAGACAGGTGAAGTAGTAGATAAAGCTGAGTGGTTAACTAAATTAGCTACAGCTTCATTGGGTAAATCAGTGAATAAAGAGTATAATAGGGATATAGTTAATCAATTCCTATTAAATATTAGAAAAAGTTTTTGGACTACAAAAGGAGGATGAAATATGTTTCCAGTAATTGAACCGGGTATTTTGGATGCGGCGCACAGCAAGGGAATTAAATTCCTTGGCGATATGAATCATGATGGTAAGATTGATGGTAAAGATCTCAATCTTGCGCTTGCTGCAAAAGCAAAAGCGGGTACTGCTGCTGATTCTACAGTAAGTAAATAGAAATATCGGGCTGTCAAACCTCCGGCGGAGGAGCTAGCTAAGTGGGGAGTAGTATCCATCACTAAACTCAACAATCCACCAAATTAGACATAGGGCGTTCTAGGGCCTGGTAAGAGCGGTTGTGTAAAGTTCTAATATACTACAAACACATGCTTAGGCAAACGTGCGTAGGTGAAGAGATAAGGGTATTCACGTGAGTTTCTATATACTGATTCATCTAGATAGAACCCAGGTGATGGAACTTAACAAGAATACCCATCACAAAATGCGGACCGTGGGTGGGAATCCTCGGTATGTCTATTCATCAAGGCATTGAGGGCGTGCCTTAAAGGGTCTGAATAACCCAGCTCTCACCAAATTTTAGGAGGTAATATGCTTGATCCAGGATTATTAGATCCAAATGTATTTAAAGCCGCGCAACAAGCAGGATTAGATCATGTAGAAGACATGAATCATAATGGTAAGTTAGATATACAAGATGTAGCTTTAATGAAAGCTGCAAGTTCTAATATAGTATCTACTCCATTATCTGAACCGGTAAAATAGGATTTATGGGCTGTGCAAGTTAAGGAGCTCCTAGGTAACCTTAGCTATTAGCACCGTGCAGAGAATTGTGAAACTTAAGTTAGGATTTCTTGCACAGAGACGTAACTCTGTGGTATAGGTGAAATTCTTCGGAAGCTGCCCATATTCAATTATCAGCCTGTTTATTGTGTGAAAATCATAATGAGTAAGGACTCGATTGATACTCAGGACAGATGCTAGCGAACTGAGCGCCCGAACGATCAGTAAATATCAGATATCTTCTGAGGCGCACAAATACTAGATAATTTGGGGGAGACGTGGTAGGTGCAAAAGATAACGAAGCCACTTAGAGCCCTGGTCCGAGTTAAGAATTAATCAAGCAGGCTGTAAATTAATCGAGGTAATATATGAATAAAGGAGATTCTGTAGCAATAAAGAGGTCTAGCGGATATTATGGGCAACATCTTGGTTATGGAGTAATCGTAGAGAAACTCATATCAGGATCGTTGCCTATTTTAGTTAGATGGGAAGATGGATATAAAAACACATACAGTGAATCAGATTTAATAGTTAATAATGAATGGGATAAATGAGTGAAATATCAGTTCCTATATTGATTCAGAAATCAAAAGAATACTATTCCATGGAAGGAAATAAAGTAGGTGGAAACCTACATATAATACTAGATGATGGAAATATTAATGACTCTAGTATTAACTTCTGTCTTAATCAGGCTACTATTAAAGGTGATAAATTAGGTATAGAATTATGTAAATTATTGTTACTTGCTTCTAAGACTCAAAGGAATAAACTAGTAAATAGTTATAATCTATATGGATAAATGGGATAGGATCCAGTTTAATATTTTATACAAGTTATATCGCACTTTTAATTTTTTATCATTATGGTGTTACCAGAAATACTGGGATATTTTAAATAGGAATAAACAATGAAAAACTTTAGTTTACCAAAAGATTATAGGCCTTATATAGATAAGTATTTTCTCCGCAGTAAAGAAATTCTGAAACAAGACGGACTTAATCCGGTAGTCAAATATCAAGTATTTATTCGTAATGCTAATTGTAAGATATATGGGATAGATGAAGCAATAGCAATTGTTAGTAAGTATGCACCAAATGCAAAAATCTATTCTATTAAAGAAGGAGATTATGCTGATAATTGTGAAACTATCATGGTTATCGAAGCTCCTGTACAAGATATAATAGACTTAGAGACAATGTATCTTGGTGTTATAAGCTCAGAAACTACTCTTCAAGTGGATAAAAGAGATATAGATCTTGTAGCTATAGAACGTAATATGTTCAAGATAGTAAATATGGTTAAACCTAGGCCTGTTATGTATTTTGGTGCCCGACATTGGAGATATGACCGTGATAGGGATATATCTAAGGCTTGCTTTGCTGCCGGTGCTGAAGATTGTTCTACCGATATCGGGGCATTACCAGAGAAGCATGGTGTTGGGACAATACCTCATGCTCTCGAAGCTATATATCATTGGTATAATAAAGACATTAGTTTAGCTGTAGTTGAATCAACGAAAGCATTTGATAAATATATGTCTAAGGAAATACCAAGAATAGCTCTTCTCGATTATGCTAATCAAGAAATTATTGATACAATCCAGTTATGTGCTTATTGCTCTCCTAGTCTAACCGGTATCAGGATAGACACGTGTGGAGAGCATTGTATGCAAGGAGTGCTCACCAATGGTGGTGGTTTTATTTCTGGATCAGGAGTAAGTGCAGCAGGCGTATATATTATACGCAAGATCCTTAATGATAATGGTTTCAATGAGATTGATATCATATTATCTAGTGGATTTGCTAATCCCGAAAAAACTAAGGCTTTTATCGATTGTGAAAAAGAGATAAAGTATAGACTATTTGATAGCCTTGGTGTAGGACAAGTATTTCATTCCAGGTGTGCTACTGGAGATATAGTAGAAGTAGATGGAATAGAAATACATAAAGTAGGAAGGCCATATAGACCGAATCCTAAACTTATTGAGGTAACGTGATAAAAAAAGGTAGATTTATAGTTACTAGATGTCCCAATAGAAACTCTAATAACTTTATAGATTATATATCTTGGGATGTTTCTTTTGAGACAAAAGAAGGATTTGAGCACATTGCTGAATTTGTTTTTAGGTCGGATGCAATTAAATTTAAGAAGCTTAAAAACAATGAATTCTTAGTAAAGGGATTATATGACTGGGGATTAAAATGAGCAACAGACATAAACTAGATAGTCTAATTAAAGAATTATTGGATAATGAGATAAGCTTTACTATAGAGCCTAGCTGTGATCTATTTGAATGTTCCGCGGGATATAATCAAAGGAACTTACGAATGATCTTAGAAAAGAATAATATAGATTATCATTTTAGTTTTGGACATTATTGGTGGGATATTTAATGGGAAAACAAATTTTATATAAAGGTGAGACTGTAATTATAACCAAGTGTGGTTGCTCTAGTGGCGAACATAATGGAAAGAATGGACAATATATTGGTACAGAAAAATTCCGTGGAAAGAATACTAAGAGAATAGATCTTGGTTATACTGAGTGCAATGCAATCAAAATAAAAAGGTTAGAATGAAAATAATTCGTAATTTAGATGTACCTACAGGAAATATATTAGTAGTAAAGGGAGACAATGGTTTCCTTGAAATGTTATCTCTTGGCGATTATGGCAAAGATGTTAATATCAAGTCCGATGCTTTAGGGCTAGAAAGAATACCAAATAAGGTTAGACATCAGAAATTGCTTCCTCTGGAAGAAAAATGGGTTATAACAATCTCCACGCAATATGGATGTGAATGTAGCTGTAAATTCTGTGATGTCCCAAAGGTTAAATGGAGTGGTAATGCTACTGTTAATGATCTTGTTAGACAAGTATTAACTGGCATTACATTACATCCTGAAGTAGGATATACTAAGAGGCTTAATATTCATTTTGCTCGTATGGGAGAACCAACGTTTAATCCTAATGTTCTCGACGCTGTAAAATGGATGAAAACTCATTTAGATCCTGAATATAAAATACATCCTGTTGTATCAACAATGATGCCAAATAATAATATATGGCTCAAAACGTTTATACATACATGGATGCGTATTAAGAATAGATTAATGCGTGGTGAAGCAGGACTACAGTTATCTATTAACTCTACCAATGAAAAAGAAAGAGATATGATGTTTAATCATTGTGCTCTTACGTTAGAAGAGATAGCAAAGATTATGGAAGGAATTATTCCTAATGGTAGAAAGATAACGCTTAATTTTGCTTTGGCGGATTATGAAATAAATCCGGATATATTAATCAAGTACTTTAATCCTGATGATTATATAATAAAGCTTACTCCGATGCATAGGACTATCGCTGCAATAAAGAATAAAATTCAGACATCAGGAGATAGTACTACGTATTATCCTTTTAAGGATATAGAGAAATCATTGGTTAAAGTTGGTTATGATGTTCTTGTTTTCATCGCGTCTAAAGAAGAAGATGAAAGCTTAATAACATGTGGTAATGCTATCTTATCAGGTAGCTTACCAAGAACTAAATATAAAGAGATTAAATGATTATAAGTAAGCTTAAGCTAATACGTAAAATTAGGTCTTTAAAGGTATCTGAAAAGTGTGGATATTTAGGATCAGAAGGACATCATATTGGATGTTCATGTCATATGAGCGAGCATATGGCTCATAACCATGCATTAAATTTAGTTATTGATCTAATAAAAGAGGTTAAATAAATGAATAACTTATTAGCAATTATCTCATTACATTATATAGCTGATTGGGGATTACAATCTCAGTTTGTATCCTTAAATAAAGGTAAATACTGGGAAATAATGTTTTCCCATTGTATGGTATGGACCGGGTTAATATCATTAGGGCTAATGTATCTTAATATCTTTACCTGGTGGAAGTTCTTAATTTTGTTTATTGGACATTATGCCATGGATTCTTACAAATGTAAGGGTATAACTAATGTCTGTGCAGAGAATCAGAAATATGAGAAACATAACCGATCATTATTAAGGGAAGATCAAGGATTCCATTTATTACAATGTATAATCGTATCTCTATGAAAAAAGTATTATTGGTTCTAGTTTTATCAGTTATTCTGTTTCTATCAGGATGTACTCCAATGCCAGCTGGTAAGCGATATTTATGGATAGATGCGAAGGGTGGTGTTACGGAAGTAATACTACAAGGAGAATCAGATAGTTACTGGAAAGTTATGTATGATGGTGGCTTAGGTGCTCAGATATGTTATATAACAAAGAACGAAAAGAATAAGCTAGAAGAACTTAAAAAAGATGGCGATAAAGCACAATGGTAAGGAGAATATCATGACTGATATAATATTCTGGAATGTAGATACTCAAAGAGACTTTATGCTTAAGGATGGTAGCCTTTATGTTAAGGATGCTGAAGAGATAATTCCTAATCTAAAGAAGCTTACGGCTTATGCATCTAAGAAGAATATTATAGTAGTAAATACAGCTGATTGGCATTCTGATAACGATAGAGAAATCTCAGCTACTCCTAATTTTAAGACTACGTTTCCTAAGCATTGTATGATAGCATCTACGGGATCTGATTTTATCGCCGAGACTAATCCAAAAGAGTTCTCGGGTAATTATAATATTATTAATTATCCTCCCAAAAGCGTTAAATTAGATTTTACTTTTGATCGCGCTAGAAACATAATCATATACAAGAATAAATTCGATGTATTTGAGGGTAATCCAAATACATTAGAAGTTATTAATAGACTAAGTCCTAGTGCTATAGTAGTGTATGGTGTAGCATCAGATGTATGTGTAGATGCAGCAGTAATGGGCTTGCTAAAAACAGATTGTATAATTGGTATAGTTAAAGACGCTATTAAAGGTCTCGGTATTATCCCAGATGATAAACTACATAAAAAATGGATTGATGCTGGGGCAATATTAACAACTACAAAGATCGTTACCAATATGGGAAAGGATAAAAAGAAATGAAGAATATACTTAAGTTTATTGGACTAAAGGTATTAGAAATAGGTTCTTTTATCTATATTCCATATGGTCTTGGAGTAGCTGGAAAAGAAGCCTTCATAAACCATAATAATATTTATATGATTTGGTTAGAAGGCTGGTTAGTTCTCTTAGGTATAGTAATTATCATAGGACTGGCAGCTGTTATATCATGGGCTATCCTATCAGTATTATGCTTGTTAGCCAAAGCTTTTCTCATATGGATCCATTGGAATTGGAGATGGGCTACCGGATTAAGCCAATATGAGAAAGGTGGTACTTTAGAACTAATCGAATTCTTATATGACAAATTAGATGACTTTATGCATTTTATACATGCATAATAGGAGACAGTATGAAAACACATAATTTTATAATTATAGGAGTATTAGCTTTCGGATTATTATTAACGCCTCTTTGGGTAAAGATAGGTATTAATTTATCCGGGTATCAAAAAGAACCTGTTATACATGAGTCAGATAAGGTTCACTATGCTGATTATGTAGAGATATTTAGGGGTTTCTATACTGGGACTAAGGGAACTGTATTAAAGAAAGATTCATTCTATTCTAGGCCTGGGATAATACAAGTATATGTAGACCGCGGCAACTATGATCATGAGATTATAGATGTGAAATATAGAGACTGTAGGAAAACATCGCGAAAGGAGGTGAACAATGAATAAGAAAGCTCAAGTATTAATAGTATTAGGCGTTATCTTAGCCGCGTTAGTAATAACCGGGCTAATGATATTTGGCTGGATATCGGGTACTTACAATGATTTTGTAACTCAGAGTAATACCGTAGATACTCAGTTGTCTCAAGTTGAGACTATGTACCAAAGAAGATTCGACTTAATACCCAATTTAGTTGCAGCTGCTAGAGGATATATCATCCATGAAGAGAAAGTGTTCTCTGATATAGCTCAAGCAAGAACTCATTATACTGGAGCCGTGGGAGATGACAAGATCAAAGCCCAAGGTACTCTGGATGGAGCGTTAGCAAGACTATTGGTTATTATGGAGAATTATCCGAATCTTAAAGCTGATCAGACTGTAAGGGATCTTATGGCTGAATTGGCCGGTACTGAAAACAGGATCAATATAGCCAGGCAGAGATATAACGAAGAAGTACGATTATTTAATACTAAGATACAGGTATTTCCTGGAAATTTAATAGCAAGTACATTTAATTTCAAGGATAAACCGTTGTATGTTAGTGAAACAGGAGCCAATAAAGCTCCAGTAGTTAATCTGGAAGTAAAATAATCCTTGCAAATGAGCCGGCAAAATTATCAATAAGAGAGTCTACGAAATAGCAAAAGTAGAACGCTGACTCTATCACCGGATAATAAAGGAGAAATTAAATGAATCGTAAAGCATTCACAATTGTTGAAATATTGATAGTTATAGCTATTATCGGTTTATTGATTGGTATTGTTTTACCATCAATTAAACAGAGTAATACTAAGCCTGCAGCCGGTAATTCGTTGTATAAGGCTGAAAAGGTAGATGTATTACCTGGAGTTACAGGTTATGTGAATGATACTATAGGTTTACTTACCGCGGCTGATAAAGATTTCATAGTTAGTCTTTGTACTACTATGGAGCCTAAAGCTCAGATCGCAGTATGTATAGTATCAAGCACTAATAACCTAAGCATTGAAGATTATTCTATTCGCCTGGCTGAGAAATGGCAGGTTGGCCATAAAGGCAAGGATGATGGAGTAATCTTGGTTATAGCTAAGAATGACAGAAAATTACGGATCGAAGTAGGACGCGGCCTAGAAGAGAAACTTACAGATGCCAAAGCGAAGTCAATTATAGATGATATAATTGTTCCTTCCTTTAAATCTGGACAGTTTAGTTCGGGCACAAGAGCAGGCGTTATCGCCATTGCTAAGGAGATCGATAAACAATGAATAGCCAACTCGGAGATATGATCCAGTTAAAGAATCAGGAAGTTGAAGTAGTTCAGTGCGAAGATTGCGACGCGCTGATGGTTAATATCGACCAGAAGCAGCTTGCTCCTGGAGATATTGACATACTAAAGATAGCCGGGGTAAGGCTTTCAAATCCCGAAACAGAAGACGCAATATGTATTAATTGCGAGATTAATCGCGAAGAATCAGAGCATACCTTCAAACGCAAAATAAAGAACTATATGGATGAAGATGACGATAGTTCTTCGTCTCATCATTCAGATGATTCTTTCTTTGGCGGCGGAAGTTTCGGCGGAGGTCTAGGAGGATTCGGCGGATTTGGCGGCGGATCCTTTAGCGGCGGCGGAGCTTCGGGAGGTTGGTAAAATGTGGTATGGATTACCCTGGTGGTTATGGTTAATCATAATCATTATAGTTTTAATACTTGCCGCGGTTTCATCATCAGATGAAGACAGATCTGGAGGAGGGTTCTTCGGAGGCGAAGATTCTGATGGCGGTAGTGGAGGTAGTTTTGGTGGTGGTTCGTTCTCTGGAGGCGGTGCTTCCGGAGGATGGTAAATGTGGATTATGGGAGTGAAAGACTCCATATAAGAGGGAGTCGGCAGTAATGCTGACCCTCTCTGAAAGAACTGCGTATGCGGGAGCCATAAGCCACTTCAGTTTTACTTAAGTGACTAGTATAGTCAGGTAAGCCGGAGTTGATATACATCGGGGAGCCAAGGTGGGGAATCTTGGCCTTAAGTAATTATTTCCGGGGGGTATGAAGAGAAGGAGCGATCGACTGGAAATAATGGGCTACAGAGCCAGTGAGAACTCCGTAAGGAGCATGGGGATGCCTAGGCAAAGCCTACCTAAGGCTAATACCGCACCTGCCCTCTGACAAAAGGAAAACATGAGTTATAAATTAAAGACAGAAGATATATGTTTGTAAAGAAGGAGAAATAAAATGTTTATCGAGTTTATGGCAGCTATGATGTTTCTTGGATTACTACTTCTAGTTTCTTTTACGCTCGGGGTAATATCAAATCCGATTAAAGGAATTTACAGATTAGGTAAGAAGGTATCTGACTTCTTAATGCCTTTAGATGAACCCGTACTATAAATCACCGTTAGTAGTAGGTTATAAGGGAGAAATAGGGTCTTTTATCCTTAATGGATTATTAAAGATAATGCCTAAGGCACTGGATATCTGGTGCTATGATAAGAATGAATTAAGATCCGAGCAAGTAGAAAGAATAGAGAAATCTGATATAATATTTCTCTGTGTTCCATTGCAAGATACTATTAAATGGTTCGATATAAATAAGGAATTACTTCGAGGAAAGATAGTAATAGAGCAATGTTCTATAAAGAAGGACATTTGTACTAAGATTAAGAGATTAGAGAAGAAATATGGATTTACTCTATTATCTATGCATATTCTTTTTAGGCCGGGGGTAACACCAGACAAAGAAGATAGAAGAGTAGCTTTAATAGAGAATTATAACTGGACTAATTATATAATGAACATACTGAGAATAACAGATTCTCATTTAGTTATGTTCAAGAATTATTCCACTCACGATGCAACGATGGCTTGTCAGCAAGCTTTGATGCATCGTATTTTACTGGTAGCTGACAACTTATTAGATGGACTAGAAGGAAAGACATATATAAGTGGTAAAGTAAGAGAATTAGCTAAGCGCATTAGAGCTGGAGATCCTACTTTATATTCCTTAATTCAGGATAATAAGTATTTACCTAAAGTATTAAAAGAGTTTGGTACTAAGATATGGAGTTTTGATATAAATAAGGAGATAAAATGAAAAAAGTATTATTACCACCATGTGATAACTGTGGATGTACTAGAGAAACTAAATGCAATTGTATGCGTCCAAATCCTAAATCTCAGACACAGCAAAAGAAACAGAATAGGATGAAAAAATGAGATTAAAAGATTTGCCTAAAGATAGGAATATCGTAGGAATAATTATAAAGATTCCTAAAAAGCTTCAGATTATTCACTCCTTGCCACAAGAAGAGATGTATATAAAAAGTGGATGGATTAAAGGATTATGGTTAACTACTGGACAAGATTCTCAGAGAATATATCCTCTTACTTATAATAAGTTTAAAGATATTGAAAATCTTATAGTAAAAGAGGGTTAAATCATGAAAGATTATATTAAAAGAGAATGTATTTATTATGATTATGGGAGAACCTGTCCTACTGCGTATGGTGCCTTTTGTGCAAAAAAGAAATGCGGTATGAATTATGTTTTATGTAATAACTGTAAACAGTATAAAAAAGAACGAAGAGTAAAAGAAAGAAGGAATAAATGAAAGACTTATTTAAAGATATAACTATTGGTCTTACTACACAAGGATGGAAAGATGCGGGCGGAAATGATGATACTTTTTTAATTCTAAATAAACCGGGGAAAACAATAAAAGTATTCGCGGATAATTATGAAGAGCCAAGACATTTTATAGTTAGATATAGTTATAATGAAAAAGAAGAGAAGAAAATTTTTAATCAACCTTCAGCAAGATCTAAACCCCAAATAATAGGAATAGGTTTAATAGAAAAGAAAGCTAAATTAGTTTATTGTAAAAACTGTCGTAATTTTATTCCAGAAGGATGTGGGGTTATGACTGAACCATGCAAAATCCATCCTTTCTATAATCGCAATAAAAAGAATGACTGTAAAGATTATAGAATATGGTGGAAGTTCTGGATTAATTAAATGATAGATCCTAAATGTTTTATGTGTAATGAAGAACTTAATGAGCCCGGAGCAATCTTGTGGGGTCCTCCACTTTTAATACCTGGAGAAAAAGACTGTCATAGAAAATATCATTTTTGTGTTAGTTGTTTTACAAAGTTACTCATTATGAGACTTAAAAGAAGGCAAAAGAAGAATAGATGATAAATAAACTAAAACTACAGTTAGCTAAAAGAATGTTTCGTGATGCCTACATCAAATATAATAAGTTTAGGCTTGAGCAGGATTGTGGTGAAGAACTATTATTATATATGAGTTCTACTTCTACTGATTTACGAAAAGACATGGAAGAAAGACATCAAGTTTTAAAGAAGATGGATCCTGCATGTCCGCATATGGAATATAAGATTCTTAAGGGGGATACTTGGGATGGTTAATGTACTTTATGACCGCGAGAAACAAAGAATACCCATCAAGCTCTGGTTGGATGATATAGAACCTGGTGCAATGGAACAGGTTATGAATCTTTCTAACCTGGAATGTGCGTTTCACCATATAGCAATCATGCCAGATGCACATAAGGGCTATGGAATGCCCATAGGAGGCGTTTTGGCGGCCCGTAAAGCCATTATTCCGAACGCAGTAGGGGTTGATATAGGCTGTGGGATGTGTGCCGTAAAAACGTCCATAAAAGCAAAAGATCTTAACAGTACTAATATTAAAGAGATTTTGGGCAAAATAAGAGAGATTGTGCCTATTGGACATAACCATCATAAGGATCCGCAGGATAAAAGCTTAATGCCAGGAGGTATCCGGGAAGATATATGGGATTGTCCCCATATTTATCCAATAGTAAGCAAGCAATGGGATAATGCTTTAACCCAGCTTGGTACTATGGGTGGAAACAACCATTTTATAGAGCTCCAAAGAGATACTGAAGATAATGTGTGGGTTATGATTCATTCCGGAAGTAGAAACCTTGGTAAACAGGTTGCGGATTATTATAATCTTGTTGCCGAGACTTTAAACAAACGGTGGTTAAGTAATATACCATATGAATGGGAACTAGCGTTTCTTCCTATTGAGTCTCAAGAAGCAAAAAACTATATCAATGAAATGCAGTATTGTGTAGACTTTGCGTTAAACAATAGATTACTGATAATGAATAGGATAATAACGGTAATAAGTTCTATTTATCCTAAAATGAGTGTTGATCCTATTATTAATATAGCTCACAATTATGCAGTATGGGAGAATCATTTCGGAGAGAATGTAGTAGTACATCGTAAGGGTGCCATATTAGCGCGTAAAGGAATGATTGGTATCATTCCTGGATCACAGGGTTCTAAGTCTTATATAGTAAGAGGACTAGGTAATCCAGATAGCTTTGAATCTTGTTCTCATGGCGCGGGAAGAGCAATGGGAAGAAAAGAAGCTGAAAGAAATTTAGATTTAGCGGCCGAAATAAAGAAGTTAGATGATCAAGGAATAGTTCACAGTATAAGAAATAAAGAAGATCTTGGAGAAGCCACCGGAGGATATAAGAATATTGATGTTGTTATGAACAACCAGAAAGATCTAGTAGAGATTCTTGTTGAATTAAGTCCTCTTGGTGTTATTAAAGCTTCACCAGATAAAAGAAAGTATAAAAAGGATAAATCAGAATGAAAAATATAGTAAAGCTAGCGTTTAAGATAGCAAGCAAAGAGCATAAAGGTCAGACTCGAAGAGATTGTAAAACTCCCTATATTTCTCATCCAGTAGAAGTAGCTAATAAGTTTAAGTCATCGGATCTTTATGGTAAGATGTCTGAAACTCTTCAGGCTATTGCTTTATTGCATGATGTAATAGAAGATAGTAACCATAAGCTTTCTATTGTAGAGCTTAATGAGATGGGTATACCAGCAGAAATTACTGATGTAGTATGGGTTTTAACACATTTTGATACACAAGATTATTTAGATTATATCTTAGAAGTACATAATAATCTTCTAGCTACTATGGTTAAAGTTGAAGATATTAAGCATAACTTAAGTACCCTGGAAAAAGGTAATAAAGATAAAAGAGATAAATATATGATGGCACTGTATATATTGGAGAATTAAAATGGGAAAATTAAAACAATGGTTTAAAAAACAGTTTTCTAATGAACCAGAAATTATAAAGCAAAAGGTTTATGATGCTTCTTATTCTATAACTTGCCCTGTTTGTAAAACATTAGTAGAAGGCGAAGAGCATATGTATGAAAATTATAAGGGTGAGCTTAGGGAACCTGATAAGGGCCTTCTTATGGGATGTCCTAGTTGTGGAATAGCAGTGTGGGGTAAATTACAGAAAGTTATTCATTATCTCAAGACTTATGAATATAGGCAAGAGTCTGAAGATCTAATGAAGCTTATTTCATGTGAGGAATATAATGTATAAAGAAGGAGATATAATCGAAGGACTAGGTACTGTTGAACCGAATCATTGTGGATTACCTTGGGTTGCAGGAACACATGGAGAGTATTGTGGAGTAATTCAGGTACGTGATTTAAGGCTCAAAAATACATCTCATATGTGTGATGCTTTATCTGGTAAGGAATTATCACAAGATGATGTTGATGCCCGGTTAAATAATTATAACTACGATTATGAGAATAAGAGTATTGATTGTATTAATTGGAGAGCTAAAAATCAACCATATGGTCCTTATGGATATCGATATTCGGAAGCTACTAAATTTAAGATTAGATTTTGGAAAAGAATATCTGAATTATGGAGATGGATATGGGTAGATTAACAGAAGTGGAAGTACTTAGATTACAAGGATCCGGAAACGGTCTTATAGTAAAGGGTATCCGCAGCAAAAGAGAAAGAGAGTTTATAATAGATAAAATCATTAAAAGCTCTATTATTTACAGAAAGTTCTATAAAATAAGGAATTCGGTATCATGATTAAATCGGTTGATCCAGTAGATGCTCTTATAATTTCTCTTGGTATGTTTTTTGTGGGATTATACTTAGGTACAATGATAAGTGTATTCCGCGACGAGAAAAGAAGTACTATAGAAATAGAAATTCCAAGAAAACATTCTAATAAAATAGCTATTAATAAGAATAGCTTAAGGAAACCTAAGGTACAAAAACGTGGCTAAGGTTATATGTGATCAAGCTAAGACATGTGATAGAGGAAGAGATTGGCCTGTTTGCAAACATTCAAAAGAACATTTAGATAATGGTGCTTGTAGTGTTACATTTGGATGCGCGCATAATAAAAACTGTATCTGTCTTTTAGTTAAACCAAATCAATGGGATAAATAGGAGGATCTAATGGGTACTAGCTCTAAAGGAATATTAAAAGTAGTTCTTCAAGAACAACTCACGAAGAAAGATAAGGATGGTAAGCAATCTAAGAGATTGGTTTATAAGGGCATTCGTGTAAGAAATAAGCTGGAAGCTGAGGTGGGATGAACCCACTGCTAGTCCGTTCTTGCCAATACTAGAGCGCAGTTATGTCCGGGAGTTAAGGACGGGGATATATCTCTAGGAATGGAGATCACTTGAAACGGTCAAAGTCAATTGCTGAGGATATACGGAGCCGAGAGCTGCCTCTAGAATGATTCACAAAAAGGCATGCACAAATACGTATAGAAGGTATAAATCCTTCCAGTTTCTGGCGACTTATAAAAGAAATATGATAGAGAAAATTTTATATTCAGGATTATATTCAATTATATTGTTAAGTTTAATTTTATCTCCCATTATTTGCAAAACAAGAAAATGGAGTATACCAAAGCCAAAATGATAGAAAAAGGTAAGTTATATTTATATAATACTAGTAATAAAAGAACTAACTATAAATTAGTTCTTATAACTGGTGGAGATTATATAAGAAACGATAGAGTATCCAATTTTTGGGAGTTTACTTATATTAATCCTTTAAGTGGCCGCTTAACTAAGAAAAAAGGAAGCGACTATGATAATAGAATTAATGGCTTTATAAAGATTAGTGAAAAACTATATGATACTATATTTGTCTTATCTAAATTTTGGAGTAAATATTTTATTGGTAACTATGGAAAAAGCAGCCAAATACACGAGAGAAAGAAAAGAAGATGATAGAACTAAGAATGCAGGACGGAGAAGTAGATATACAAATTAAGTATTATGCTTCTATCGGAAAGAAACCGGTAATATCGGTTTATGGTACGGGAGACTGCAATCATCATCTGATAGAAGGTATGTTTGAGATCCTTGATAAACTAAGTCTTGCAGAGCAGGGTGGGCACTTAAGTAAGGAATGGACTGATACTAGTGATAAAAGGATAAAAATAAGATTAGCAGAGATTAATCTGTAGATTGGGGGAAAAATGAAATTTTTGTATATCTGGTTATTAATATCTTGTATTTTAGAATTTATCCTTATAAGATTTGCTAGGAGAGATAATGGATTAACTCTTAATGAAACAACTGGATGGACTCTCTTATGTATTTTTTGGCCTGTTGGAGTAATATTCTTTATTACAAGTTCTTATTCTATTTATGGAGGACATACTTTAATTAGATCAAATGAAAAAATAAAGTCTGATAGGGCTAAAAGAAGAAGAGAAGCGGGATTTGATGAATGAAGGGAGGTGAACCATGAAGAAACTAGAAAATTTACTTAGTAAAACGAATATATCTATCTCCAGCAATGATACTTATCAATTTGATAGATTTACGGTCGTAGAACTAAAAGATTCAAAGGGTCATAGCGCGGTAGGTATAGCACGAAGATCTGATGAAGACGCAGTCAATGCAGAGCAAGGAAAAGAGATAGCTCGCGGTAGAGCTGAACGTGCTCTGTATAGCAAGCTATTACATAAAAGGATTAATAGTCCTTTAATGGGATAGGAAAATTATGTGCGGCGGACTAAAAGATTCAGATAAGACTAAAAGAGCTAAAGACGCCCAAATAGCGGCCGAAATGAAAAGATTAGTTACATTAAGACAAGGATGGGTATATACCTGGCCTTTAGCGTCTGGCTATGAAAAAAGATTATTTGGTGGTCATTGCAGGATTGAGAATCTGGATAGTGTTTGGAATGGCAAAATAGAAAAACATGTAAAGATAGAAGCTTCGCAGTTCTCAGAAAGAGATACTATAGGAGGATCCAAGGAGCTTAAACCTTTTTCTATTCCTGACAATAAAGCAATCCATGCAGTTATAGTTAATAATGAGTTAAGAATAGTAACACAACCTTCTATTGGAGAGGTTATGAAAGTGCATCATAGAATGCCTCATTTGGTAGATTTATATTGATAAGGAGAAATTTAAATGTCTGCATTTAAGGAAGGCGATAAAGTAATATTTATAGAAGAATGTGGAGACATCCGAGTTGGTGAAGTTCATACACTTGAATATTATCCTAAAGAAGATAGATTATTTGCTTGGAAAGATAAAGGAATGAGAAACGGATGCAGCTGTGAATATAAGTGGAAGAAGTATAGTCCCGATTGGGACATATAAAGGAGAATATTATGGAAATAGACTGGACTAAGGAAAGTACGAAAGTAAAAGAAGCTGTTAACTGTATTGTTAAAGCCTATAATATACATCAAAGTATGGATGATACAGAAAAAGATAGGTTTGACATACTAGTAGAAGAATGTGTGCCTAAAGAGCCCATAGGAGCGTGATATAATGCCTTTACAAATGGAATTTGATTTTATCAAAGAACAGAATATCCTGGAAGGTAAGACATGTAATGTCTGCAAGAATTGTGATTCCGAAGAAGGAATATGTAAATTAGATTTTGCTGAAGTATCCGGAGATCATTCTTGCAGTGATTTCGAACATGACGATGAACATGCCATGAGAGAAATCGAAGAAGAATCAAGGAAATCCTTTGAGGATATTATGGATGAGTATAGCGTCCCTGAAGATGTCAGGATTAAGATACATAACCACTGTAGGTGGTTTTAGTAAGAAAATTAAATGCTAGTCAAAGAAGTTTCTAAGGATGTTCGTTATTATAGGCATAATTCTTCGCAAGATACTAAAATCCATGAGTATTGCCGAAAGAATGGATTTGTGAGAAAGATGCTTTCTAAAGAGCAACATGCTTGTGATATTATAATGAATCTTATAGATAATGTATTACCTATAGGAGGAATGAGTTTATATATAGGAACTCCCACTCCTTTATGTGTTGCTCCAAAAACACATAAAAGCAATCAGATTATCTGTGATAATTTATTGATAGCAGATAGATTGAATAGAACATCAGAAAAGATGATCATCGAAATTGGATCTGCTGTAAATGAGAATAAAGCATTTAAAAAAGCAGAACTATGGGAAAGGGTACAATACTTAAATGACGTAGTAATTAAAGTTGGACCCGTTATTGGTTCTACATTTAGGAATGAAGTAGAAAGATTAGCTAAGAGATATAAATTAGTTAAAGTAATATTGATGACTAGTGGTTCTTGGACCGGAACTGGAAATAAATACAATCTTGACCTTAATTTTAAAGATCCTTCGATAGAATTATGTAGTCAGTATCCAAATCTACATATTGTAGCTATGGTTACTGGCTATCTTACTATGAAAGTATTATATATACATAATAAAAGAATAGAAATAATTAAAGAGCATGGGAAATATTTGAAAGGAGGTTAATAAAGTGAGCGTTAGATTATCTAGAGATGAAATTGTAGAGAGAGGAATGACAGCTCAACAACGTGGAGCCGAATCACATGGTCCTTGGATTTATCAATACAAGGTCAAGAGTGGGCTCAGGAAGACACGTAATGTTGAAAAGATGTACTATAATATTCCTCATCTTATGGCCGATGCAATAGTAACTCATGCAAGAGATAATGAGAGACTTAGTGTATACGGCATGAAAAGGTTAATGAAATCTACTCTTAGAAGTATAAGAGAAGATATTTAAGTAAATCAAATGAAAGGAGGTGAACCATGTCAGAACCATTATTCGGGTATCGAAATCTAGTAAAAGCAAAGAAAGAAGGCAAAGTAAGAGCATTCTTTAGCTTACTTATACCAACTGAAAGTGTTGGTACAATTGAACTTGCGGGATTTAAGGTAGTGGAGGGAGAAAAGGGTATGTTCGTTTCTCTTCCTAACCGGGCCGTAAAGACAGTTGCTAGACAAACCGTAGGTACTGCAGCTGGAGAGATTGGTGCTCCAGTGGAAGGTGTTAAGTATTATAATAACATCCGGTTTGAAAGTCAGGAGAAGTATAACCAGTTCAGGAAAGAGCTAAACGATAATGTACTTCCGTTAATAGCTGAGCAATTAGCCAAATAGAAGTAATTGCTTAGGGGGAGAGAGTGGGTGAGATATTGGCATTTTATGCCTTATCTTGCCCTTCCTCCAAAACTGGCGAGCTGAAAGCGTAGCCAGGAGAATCAAAGTTCTTTAGAAGTTTGATTCTCAAATTGCAGAGATTAACCTTACACTTGAATTTGTGTAGTATTACAAATCCCTTTTTATCAAGACACAGTTCACCCAATAAGGAGATAACAGGATGGGACTAGATATTGATGTAAAAAAGATTAAAGGTTCACCGTATAAAGTTGTATTATCAAAGTCAAAGGTAATTGGTATCTTTGACTGTAATAAGTTTATTGAGAAGAAGAAGATGACTGGAAAGCATCTGAAAGTAGCTTCTATATTTAGCACAGCCTAAAACTAAAATGGATGATACATGGGATAAAGATTATAACCAAGGATCAGTATCACAACTAACTCTTGATAGAATAGAAAGAGCGGAACAGGAAAGGCTATGGCAGCAGGAAGAGGAAGATAGAAGAGCTAATAGAATTGCTCGTGGATATATTGATATACCAATTATATCTTCTGAAGTAGTTATAACTCATTTTCCTAAGTTTGCGCAGGAAGAAGAGGATGAATTTGGTTCCCCTATGGCTCGATGGGCTGCTAATAGAATGATATGGGTATGTCATAACTGCGGTGCATTTGGATATAAATATAGTCTTAATGAAAGATTTAGATGTTATTGCTGCAGATCCAGAAACGTACAAGTACTAAGATCTGGAGAGATGTCTCTTGCTATACGCAATCTAGTACCAGCTTCTAGTGTGGGACAGAATATGAATGATATTTATATTGCGCGGCGCGAAAGATTAAGACAAGCAAGAATAGCTAGGAGACATACATGAGTATAGACAATGACATGATGAGACTAATAAATGAAGTAGAGATGATGCATCGTCCATTCATATCTAATTCAATTCCTACGGGAACTCCGCCATTAAGGGTAGTCTATGCAAATGAAAGATCATGTGTTAATTGTACACATCATCAAGAATGTTGGCCTGCAATAATATTGATTACTCCGCCACCTACTAGATGGAGACTGAGGGATACATGGAACCCAGAAAATTTATCTCCATATCTTAAAGCTATATATGGTGGTATTTGTGGTCTTTTTAATCATAATGATCCTCATATAAATGAAACGATGAGAAGGAATTTATTTGGAAGAGCACCAATAGTAGTTAAAGAATGGGAGGACTAAATGGCAAGACAAGTAATACTAAAGGTCGAAGATGATAAGAATATTTTCGTAGAGACTGATTTTAGCCAAGATGAGCTAGAAGAGGTTGCCGAAAAGATTCAGGAAGATCTTCAAGAGACAGATGAGGGCTGGAACGAAGATAAAATTATAGCCGAACTCGAAAAGAAAGGGTACATAAAGGTTGTTGGCCCTGCTCCTGAAATCTACGATTTGTATTTGTTTTAACTAAGAGAGGGGTGAGTACAATTAAGTATTTATTTACTGCAGACCTACATTTAGGTCATCATAACATTATTTCTTACTGTAAAAGACCGTTTAAAGATGTGCAGGAAATGAATGAAGTTCTAATCACAAACTGGAATAATAGAGTTAAACCGGGAGATACAGTATTTCATGATGGTGATTTTTGCTTCAAGAATTCCGCCGGCGGTAAGTCCGGAGAGGGTATGGTGCACAAATCTACCTATTATAGTAGTAAATTGAATGGTAATATTGTTTTTATAAAAGGTAATCATGATAGAAATAACTCAGTTAAAACTATTATAGATAAAATAGTAATAAAATATGGTCCCCATTATGTTAATATAACCCATGTTCCAGAGAATTATGATCCTAATTTTGCAATTAATTTTGTGGGACATGTCCACGAGAAATGGAAGTTTAGAAGAATCTATGTTCCGTGGCTAGATAGATGTATAGATCTTATAAATATAGGAGTTGATGTCTGGAATTTTCATCCAGTTACATTTGAAGAAATATATAACTCTTATAGATATTGGGCTAAACAACAGAAGAAACTAGGTTTAGTAATAGAAAAAAATGCTAATAACAAATAGGATCCTTCAAAAATTAGCAGGTAATTGGGGACATCCGTCTAAAGATGAGAAACATATTAGACTTAATAAGGATGTTTTTCCTGAGGAACCAAAATATATTAAGCCAAAGAAAAGAAAAAAAGATAAGAAAGAATTTGTGTTTTCTTGGCTTATATGCCCGTTTTGTGGGGAAAAACTCCCGCTGGATCAAAAGAAAATAGAGACCGAAAAGGAAAGATTAAAAAATAGACCTTTAGCAGGAATATGGGAAGATATGTATCCAGTAGATACATGCCCTAAGTGTGGTTCTTATGAGGTTCCGGAGTGTCCGGCATGTAAAAGAAAAATATGGTTCAATCCTACAACTAGGATATATAAGCATCAAAGAATGAGTTGTGGTTTTGAGGGAATAAAGAAAGAATAATATGACTAAAAAGGGTTATAAGAATTATATAGAGAAGCCATGGGGATATGAGTTACTAATAGATCGTATAGATTCTATTAATCCTAGAATAACAGGATCAACTGTTCACAAAATTCTTGTTGTACTAGCTGGTGAGGAAATAAGCTATCAGTATCATAAGTATAGACAGGAAAAATGGACTATTAAGAGTGGAGAATGTAAGCTCATAATAAACGGAAAAGTATATTATTTTGTATATCCTGGAACTGTGTGGATTATAGATCCATTAGTTAAACATACTATTATAGCTCATAAACCTACTGTAATAGATGAAATATCTAAGAACTATTTAGAAAGCGATATTATAAGAATATCAGATAAATATGGAAGAGTAAAATAAGATGACACAGGGTGTAGGTTTATATGATCTTGTTTGTGCAGTATTTATTATGTCTATATTCTCACTACTGTGGGTAGCATGCGGAAGAATTGGATGGTTTATGCTAAGAGAACTATGGGAAGTATATCATTTTGATTTTCCACATCCAATAACTAGGCATGAATTTGCAGGAATGGATAATCTTTTAGGACCTTTATTCTTTATAGCTCTTATCGTAATATATATTGTAAATAGAATAACTCAATTTACTGAATGGGGAATAAAAATTCAGAATAAATTAATAGCTTTCAGTATAGAAAGAAAAAAGGTTAGAGAAGCTTTAGCTAAATTAAATGCTAAATGGGATCCTGATAGCAACTATGATCGGAGGTGAATCAATGGAGTTTTCGGCAGATAAAGAATTTTTTGGTAATTATTTAAGTATAAGAGACACACTTGTAGGCCAAGGATGGAAAGAAGGAAAACCCAATAGAGATAATAGGATAATCTCTGTTATGTTTACTAAAGATGGATATGCTATGTATATCATCTATGGTTGTGAAGAGGAAATAAAAAATGAAATTCTTTAATCTCTTTGACCATGTTAGATTAACAAATATTCAAGATATTCTCGATGATGATAGTTGCGGGGACAGTTTTAGAAATTTTACTGAAGCAAATAGAAACAAAGAATTAATAATTTGCAGAATAGATACAGAAGGTGAAGACAAAAGTATATATTTCTTAGAAATAGATGGTATTAGATCTCCTGCTGGATATTATAGTAATGAGATAGAGTTAGTAAAATTAACTAGAGAGTGAGATAAATGAGTAAAAGAGTATGTATTTCAGGATTTTTCGATCCTATTCATCCAGGTCATATAAGATATATACAGGAAGCAGCGAAGCTTGGAGATGTTATTGTTATTCTTAATACTGATTCTCAATTAATGATGAAGAAGGGGTATATTTTTATGCCCTTCGAAGAGAGAAAAGAAGTATTACAAAGTATTAAAGGTATTAAGGAAGTAATAGATTGTATCGACAAGGATTATACATCTAGTAAAACTCTGGAGTTAATTAAACCAGATATGTTTCTGAAGGGAGGAGATAGAAGACTAGATAATATCCCGGAGAAAGATATATGCGAGAAACTAGGAATAGAAATGATATTTGGAGTAGGTGGATATGACAAACCTCAATCTAGTAGTTGGCTGGTGGAAAAATTTATTTGGACGATCAAATCAAATAAGGAGCTTAAGAAAAAATATGGACTCTAATCAGAAGAAAACTATATTTGTTAAAGTAGGCAGAATGGGAGGTAGAATACAAGAATTATGCCTAAGTGAAGGATTAACTGTCCAGGATGTGCTTCAAACATCCAAGATAGGATTTTCTGGATTCCAGGAAGAAATAGTATTCAATGGCACGCCAAGAACAGAAGGTATTTTAAGATCAGTAATTGCAGATAAAGATATTATCTTAATCCAAAAGAAACAAGTTAGTAGGATAAGTCTTAGAATAGCTAGAATAAATGAGCCTCTAGAAACTATATCTGTTGATAAATATACTACAGTAGGACAAGCCCTAACAAGAGCAAATAGGTATCCTTCAGATAATGAAGAAGTGTGGTTACATGTAGATGGGGAGAAGGAGGGGAAAAGAATAGGGTTTGATGTCTTTGTTAGTGAAGGATATATCCTAGTTGTTGAGCCCAAAAAAGATCTTCGTAGTAAGATTATGACAATATTTAGGAGCATGCCTGGGAAAGTTCTTGATCCTGGATATGTTACTACAGTATTGTGTGAAATGCTTAAAAAAGATTATCTTATAGTATAACTTAAGGAGGTCATCGTGAGCTTAATAGCAAGAAAAGATGTTTCACTGCTTTTAGATGCGGGATTTAGTCCAGAGGACCTAGGATTGGTTGAAGGTGGAATGCAGGGAGTAGAGATATATGAATCTCCTAATGATTATTTTGCCAAAGAGCTAATAGAGAATGCCTGTGAACAAGGATTATGCAGTCTCATGAATGAGATACTTCCTCCTGATGACCGTCATCTTAAAGAAAGATATGATGATTCTCGTAAAGGTCTATATGATGATCAGGAATATGATGGTGGTATTGATCCCATGGAAGATGTCCCTGTAGAATGCAGAGACCAAGTAGAATGGCTTAAGAGTATTAAGCTTGGTAAAATGACTATTTGGCAGCGCCGGAATAAGAAAGGTGACTTCGAATGGATGGTAAAGAATCTTAAGGTTACTATTCCAGAGGATGATTTGGATAGATTTAATAAGCTATCCAAAGAAGACCAAAAGATATTATGGTCTACTTATGCCAAAGATGAATGGAAGAATGCATGGGAACAGTGTGCTTATTCTTTACGCCGGGGGTTAATAGATGGATTAACTACCTTTAGAACTAATAAAGGTATAACGCTTAATTTGCTTGTTATTCCTGCGGATAATTTAAGAGAACAAGGATACAATAATCTTCCACCAGAAGCTAGGTGGATAACAATGGTTTTCTTTTATAAGGATGATATGAGGTAACTAATATGAGCAGTTGGACTAGTTCTACAGCAGTATTTTATACACCTACTATACCGATAGATCATAAATCTGTAAAAGTAGGGGATAAGCTAGAAATGATAGCATTGGGAAGAGAAGCTAATATGTCTTATAACCATGCTATAGTAGAAGTTAAAGAAATTCGAGGTAACGGAACTTTCTTTGTATATATATTAGAAGGATATATGCAAGGTACTTCTACTGATTGGACTGTAGATGGTATCAATTGGGCATTTAATATAATACGGGATTGGGACATATAGATGAGCATGCAAATGGATTATGATGTATTTAGTGAAATCTTTTCCCGACCTGCTATAAAACAATGGCCACTTCTTAATATTGGTGACCAGGTAAAAATGATAGCAATTGGAGTCAATGCTAATATGGATTTTAATAACTCTAGGGTAGTAATAAGAGAGATTTTAAACCCCGGATATAATTATAGAATCGAAGTTCTTGACGGAATAATGAAAGGTAATATAACTAACTGGGAATTAAGACCAGATGGTACCGGGTGGAGTTTTGAAATGCTTTTAACTGATTGGGATAAATAAAGATGGAAAGGAGGTAAAAAATGTTTAAGGTAAACGATGTGGTAATGTACCGTGATTTAGAAGGTAAAGTTAAATCGGTTATGGATAATATGTCTATTGTTACTCTTCCTGATGGAAAAGATTATTCACTTCCGGATGAATCACTTACTTTCGTGAGACACGGAGAAATAGTAGCAAAGGAGATGCCTACTATGATGGCAGAGTTAATTCCTCATCTTAAGAATATAGCGTTCTTAAATGAGCTGGCCAAGGTTATGGCTCAGTCTGGAATTAGCGAGCTTCATATAAAAGCTGGTGCTATCCAAGCTTTTTCTGCTAAAGAGAGTTTAGCTGAAAGAACTGCAAGATACACAGCTGAGGCTACTGCCGAAGCGGCAAGAAAAGCTAAAGAAGACCACGAGAAGGAATCAGTCGTGGCTTAATGTTATAAAAGAAACGAAGGGAGGTGAGAAAATGAACAGTGTTAACCTAGTCGGAAATCTAACCAGAGATCCCGCATATTTTGCGCAGGATGATAAGACATTTGTTGCTAAGTTTGATATAGCTACTGATGTTGGTTATGATGCAGAGAAGAAAGAACAGCGAGTTGAATTCGTTCCTATTACTGCTTTCGGTATAAGCGAGTCGTTCAAAGCTTATCTGAAAAAAGGTAGGAAGATCTCAGTCCAAGGTAGAGTTGGTACTGACGCTTATGATAAA